TCAATCCAAAATTACTTTAGCCCAAGATTATATTTCTTCTGTAAGAGATTACCTACAATCTAAAGGTGAACTTGGCGAGGAAGTTGAGCAGATTGATGAATTAAGTAAATCTACATTAGGAAATTATACTAGAGCCGCAGCACTTGATTTAACAAAACGTTCTTTTAGCGTAGGTCAAAAATCAGGAAAATCTAATTGGTCAGACAATCCTGAACATAGAAAATATGATATGACTAAAGACCAAGATCAAAAGAAAACGGTCAAACGAGTTTCAGGCATCACTAAAGCATCAATGAGATTAGCAAATGAAGACGCTGAGCAGATTGATGAATTAAGTAAATCAACATTAGGTTCTTATATTAAGAAGGCTGCTAATAGTAAAGCGGTTAAATCATATCATACAGGATACTGGGATAGAGCAGATGGTGGAAATAAACCTGAATATACCAGTACCAAGCGAAAAGTAACTGGCGATTCTGACGACCATTACAATAGTCAAACCAATAGAAATAAAGGTATAAAACGAGCAGTCACTAAATTAACAAAAGAAGGTAGAGCAGATAATGCTTTTGCAGAGTTAGACAAAGAAATAAAGAAAGCAAAAACGCCTAGTACATCTAACGATTATTTGGATAATAAACCGGCAACCTCTACAGGCACTACAAATAACAATTACGTAGATAATAAACCGGCAACCTCTACAGGCACTACAAATAACAATTACGTAGATAATAAACCTGCAACTTCACCTAGTCAGTCTAATGGCACAAATACATCGAAATCTATTAAATTGAAAGATATGAATCCGCTAGATAGAGAACAATGGGATAAAGAAAAGAAAGCAGCAGGTATTAAAGAAAGCGCTGAACAAATACTAGAATATTATACAGTACATCCGCATGATGAAAATGGTAGACCAAAACCAACTGGTATGCCTACTAAGTTCTATACCTCTGCAATGAGCACAGCTATTAAGCACAACAAAGAGGGTAGAACAGTTACTGTTAGAGTTAATGATCACAAAGGTGAAGTTGATTCGACTGTAATTAAGCCAGGTGAGCATGTTAAATCAAAAATGGATACCCTTAAGGATAAGCGTGTAGATGAATCTATTAAAAAATTAGATGAAGCAGATGTTTACTCAATTAAAAACACTAAAACTGGTCAGTTATATCACACATCCAAGTATCCAATAACTGCATCAAATAGAACATATCAAAAGATTAAATCTGCGGGCGGAGACCATGAGCATGCTACTATTCATATGAATGGTAAACCTGTAAAAATGGATACCCCTGCAAAAATGAATACCCCTAATACCAAACCTAGCGAACCAAAACCAGTTAAATCTACTTTAAATAAACCTAAAACCGCAACAGATTTTGCTAAAGGCGTGGTAGCATCTACCGCATCTAATTTATTAGCAAGTAAAAGAAGTGCAAATGAATGGATTGAATTGGATGAGGATGAAAGATTAAAGGTACTTAGAAGTAATATCAGTACTAGAAAAACAGCAAAGACTAGCCCAACAAGACCAAAATCTTTAACAAGTTTTGCCAAGGGAGTTGTTTCGTCCACGGCATCCAATCTAATGGGTAGCAGAAGAAAAGTAACTGAGCAAATGCGACCACCTAAGGGTGAAAAAGAATATAGATATCCAGAAGGCGGCGGCACAGGCGGCGGCACATTCAGGGGAAAAGTAGAACCTACTTTAGGTCCTGAGCCTACAATGAATCAAGGTAGGTATGAACCCACATTAGGAGCTAGATTACCTAAAGACGTTCCTCCTAGCAAAACTAATATGGGCAGAGTTGAACCCACCTTGTCTAAGAAAACAAATGAGGATTCGCAGTTGGATCAATTGAAGAATATGCGTAAAGATCCTCAGCACACCTCTAATCCTGACCATGCTTCACAATTAGATAGAAGAATTAAAATGGCACAGGATAGACATGATCTAGATAAAGGTGAAGTTACAGATAAAACAGGTAAACCTGTTCCAGTCTTACCACCTGCAGATTTTGCTAAAAAGAATCCTAACTTCAATAAAGAAGAATATGTATCTGAAGCGGACAATTCAACTACTATGAATACTCCTTCAAAGGACCACATTGGCACAGGCGAAAGTCCAGATATGCAAATGGCTGTAGATATGGCAAAGGCTCAGGCAAGAATGAAAGCTTTACAAAGTATGCATGGTACATCGTTTCAGGATAAACCAATGCCAAATCATGAATTTGGAAAATTGGATATTCAATCTACAGGCAAGGGCTATAAAGTCAATGCACCTTTAAAGATGCTAGAAACAAAAGAATTACAAATGCAAATGTTAGATGAGATATCTAATAAGATTAAAATAAAAGTTAATATGCCTAAGCCTACGAAAGCGGAAGTTGCACAGGCTAAATATAGAAAAGAAAAAGGGTTACCTAATCCTAGTCAGTATAAAACAATGGCAGCACAGAAACAAAAAGAAATTGATGACATGAAAAGTGAAGCTGCAAAACCTGGATTATACGCAAATATTCATGCTAAAAGAAAACGAATTGCTCAAGGTTCAGGTGAGCGTATGAGAAAACCTGGTACGAAAGGTTCTCCTACTGCACAGTCATTTAAAGATGCAGCAAAGACAGCTAAAAAATAAGAGGATTAAATGCCAGTTATAAAAACAATACTTAAAAAAGTTAGACAACAAGCATCTGTAAAGCTTATTGGTGATGGGCAAGCGAATATTACCTCTTTCGATTTGAAGTTGTCAGACGACACATTGGATCAAGCTAACGTTCGAATGAACATTACCGGCATGATGTGGACTACACCTGGTCCTAATCCTATTGTTGTATCTAGAGACGGCACAGTTGTAATGTATTTAAACGGTAATGATAACTGGTCTATGACTCAGATGTTTGGTATTAGTGATACTGCAAACAATAATGCAAATATTGCTGTAGCTATGCCGGCAAACTCACTGATATATTTAACTATATCTAAACCTGCAGGATTTATTGAACCGAATCAGCAAAATAATTATACTAACGAATAAGTATACAGGATTTAAAATGAAACTAATTAAAGAAGTCGCACAAGAGGTAAAATATCTTTCCGAAGATAAGCAAGGCGGAGGAAAGAATATTTACATCGAAGGTGTATTTGCTCAAGCTAATACTAAGAATAAAAATAATAGAAGCTATGGCAAATCTATTATGGAACGCGAAGTTCAAAAATATAGAGAATTAATTGAAGCCAAAAGATCTTTAGGTGAGTTAGGTCATCCGGACAATCCTTCAATTAATTTACATCAAGTTTCGCATCTAATTATGAAATTAGAAATGTACGGAAATGATGTAATAGGTAAAGCAAAAATTTTAGAAACACCCATGGGCATTATTGCTAAGAACTTAATTGAAAATGAAGTTCAGTTAGGGGTTTCAACAAGAGGTCTAGGATCTCTAAAAATGAATTCGGAAGGCGTAAATGAAGTGCAGGATGACTTCCATTTAGCCACCGTAGATATTGTTGCTGATCCATCCGCCCCTGATGCCTTTGTACAAGGTATTATGGAATCCGCAGATTGGATTCTAGATAATGGCATTTGGAAAGCAGTGCACGTTGAAAATGCACAAAAACAAATCAGAAGGGCTTCTGGTAAAAATCTAGAAGAAACCAAGTTAAAAATATTTGAACAATTTTTATCACACTTGTCTAGATAACTAGAATTATAAATAATGATTGAGTATATTCATACAGTTAGGAGACTCTAATGTCAGTAGAAAGCAAAATACAGGAATTGCTAGAACGTGTAAACGTTAAAGCTTCTCTAGATGAGGCTTCCGCAGCGCCAATGCAGGGTGATTCAAAATCATCCACACATGCTGGCCCAATGGGAGCATCGACATCTAAAGATACCACTCTAAGAGCTAAAAACAGTGGTGATTCCTCTTCGCCTAAACAAGGTGATTCTGAAGACGCATCTTACGAATCTAGAGGTGAAATGGACGCTAACCAAGGCGCAATTACAGCTAAGGGCATTAGTAAAAATTCCCTAACTGCTAAAGGCCCAGGCGAGGCTCCTTATTTCACCACAGTCAAAGATATGTCCTCAATTCCCCAAAATACAGGTATCCATGAGGAAGACGAAACTGCCGAGGACGAAGAAGTAGTATCCGAGGAAGAATACGAATACGAAGACGAAGATAACACAGTAACCGAAGAAGAAGTTGTCGCTGAACAAGAAAAACTTGATATCGACATTTCAACAATCTTTGGTGACGACTTATCGGAAGAATTCAAAAATAAAGCCTCATCCATTTTTGAAGCAGCAGTCATTGCTAAAGTCAATGACGAAATGGAAAGAGTTACTGAGGCTTTAGAAGAAAGATATGCAGCAGAGTTTGAAGATTATAAAGAAGGCATTGTCGAAAGAGTAGATGCTTATTTAAACTATGTAGTTGAGAACTACATGGAAGAAAACAAACTTGCAGTAGAGAATGGTCTACGTACAGAAATCGCTGAAGATTTTATGACAGGACTTAAGGCGCTCTTCAAGGAGCATTATATTGAAGTGCCTGAAGAAAAATATGATGTTATAGGTGAATTGCAAGATAAGGTATCAGAGTTAGAAGAAAGTTTGAATCAACAATTTGAAAACAATGTTGATTTAAATTCAGAAGTTGCTGTTCTAAAGAAATCGTTAATCATCAAAGAAATGAGCGACGATTTAGCGGACACAGAAGTTAATAAATTAACAAAACTTCTAGAAGGTGTCGAGTTTGAAAACGAAGAAATCTATATGGAGAAGGTCGCCGTTATTAAGGAAAATTATTTCCCAAATAATGCTAATAAAGAATCAGTAACTATTAGCCAGACTCAACCTCTTATGGAAGACACTAGTATTCAAGAACACTTCGATTCTAACGATGTAGTATCTTCGTATGCTAAAGCCTTAACAAGAACAATCAAAAGAGTATAACTTATAAACTATAAGTTGTAAATAAAGGAGAATTAAATGTTTTTATCCGAGAATTATCAAAAGAAATGGGGTGCGATTCTTGATCATCCAGAACTCCCACAGATCAAAGATTCGTACAAGCGTGCCGTTACTGCAGTATTGTTAGAAAACCAGGAGAAGTCTTTACGTGAAGAGCGTCAAGCATTGTTTGAAACTCCTGCAAATAACATTAGTGCAACTGATGGTATCCAAAAGTATGACCCAATTTTAATTGGTCTCGTACGTCGTGCAATGCCTAACCTAATGGCTTATGACATTTGCGGCGTTCAGCCAATGACAGGTCCTACAGGACTAATCTTCGCAATGCGTTCAATGTACGGTTCGGAGCGTAACAACACTTCGACACGTAAAGAGGCATTGTTCAACGAAGCCAACACTGGATTTTCAGGTGGTTTCACTGACGGTACAGGCAATAATCCAGTATTTGGTACTTATAATACTGGTAACGCTATTCCAACAGCTTCGATGGAAGCTAAGGAAAACTATGCAGAAATGTCTTTCTCGATCGATAAGACAACCGTTACTGCAAAGTCACGTGCGTTAAAAGCTGAGTACACAGTTGAATTGGCACAAGACTTAAAAGCAATTCATGGTCTTGATGCTGAGGCAGAATTGTCTAACATCTTATCGCAAGAGTTCATGTTTGAGATCAACCGTGAAATCGTCCGTACATTGTACAAAGTTGCAAAAGCAGGTTCTCCTGCAACAGCAACAGCAGGCGTATTTGACTTAGACGTTGATTCGAACGGTCGTTGGTCTGTAGAGCGTTTCAAGGGTCTATTGTTCAATATTGAACGTGACGCTAATCACATTGCTCAAGACACTCGTAGAGGAAAAGGTAACTTCATCGTTTGTTCAGCAGACGTTGCAAGTGCTTTAGCTATGTCAGGTGTTTTAGATTATACACCTGCTCTATCGACAAACTTAAATGTTGATGACACAGGCAATACTTTTGCAGGCGTGTTGAATGGTAGATATCGTGTTTATATCGATCCATATTCAGCTAACCTCGGCGCATCTAACCAGTTCTACATGGTCGGCTACAAAGGCACAAGCCCATACGATGCAGGTATGTTCTATTGCCCATACGTTCCATTACAAATGGTTCGTGCAATCGATCCTAACAGCTTCCAGCCAAAGATCGGCTTCAAGACACGTTATGGTTTAATTGCTAACCCATATGTAACATCAAGTGATTCTGTATCGGATTCAGATGCAGACGCATTTACAGCAGGACGTAACCAGTACTATCGTAAGACTAGAGTTATCAACCTAATGTAATACAACCGACGCTAAGATCGGACTTAAAGGGGGAAGAAATTCCCCCTTTTTTAATCTTTGTATGCCTTATAAATATAAGATAGTAAAGGAGTTTTATGGCATATACCGCAAATATAAATGTAATTAAAGATACGTTGACTACGTCAACTGCTGTAACTTATGATTATCTAAGACCTAATGCGTTTAGGTTTAGTATTAAAGACTTACCAAAAACTTCTTTTACTTGCCAATCTGCAAATATTCCCGATTTACAATTGGGCTATGCGGTTCAACCTACTCCTTTTGTTGATATTCCCACAATTGGGGATAAAATAAATTTTGGAGATTTTACTATTAGATTTATTGTATCTGAGGATATGACCAATTATTTGGAATTGTATCGTTGGTTAATTGCATTAGGATTTCCTAAAGATTATAATCAATTTAAAAATTTTGCGAGTGTAAGACCAAGTTCTTTTCCGTTTGTTACGAAAACAGATGGTACTTCTGAAGTTTTGGCATACTCGGATGGCACTTTAACTATTCTCGACTCGACAAACAACGCAAAAGTAAATATAATATTTAAAAATCTGTTCCCTATATCATTGCAAGCTCTGGACTTTGACATAGCATCACAAACCGTAGAATATTTTACAGCAATTGCAACCTTTAAATATACTATATTCGAAGTAGAACCATTATAATTATAACTTGGAGTTATTATGAATACAAAAGTAAAAACAAAAGTAAAACCGATGCCTCTGCCTTCTATTCCGCAATTGCCGAAGGCAGGCGGGGCAAATCAACCAACACCTAATGTTGGCGAAAGAAAAATGGAAGTTAAAATTGACGATCTTCGTAAGGAAAGAATCTTTATTGCTACTCCTTGTTATGGTGGACAATTAACTGAGGCATATTTTAGATCAGTAATTCGTTTATTAACATTCTGTAACCAGCATCAAATTCCAATCGCATTTGGAACAATTGCAAATGAATCTTTAGTAACACGAGCACGTAACGTTCTTGTTGCATATTTTCTGCAAAGCGACTTTACCCGTTTAATGTTTATTGATGCAGACATCGAATTCCAAGTTGAAGATGTAATTAAATTAATTGCACACAATAAAGATGTAGCAGTCGGCGCCTATCCTAAGAAAGGTGTTAATTGGCAGCGCATTCGTGATAGCGTTAAGCAAACGGATCAACCTTATGATGATAGAGCAATCGCATCGTTTGGTAGTGATTATGCTATCAACTTTAAATTTATTAATCGCGAGGCTAAGCAGATTGCAATTGAAGATGGTCTAATTCGTTTGCATGATGGTGCAACAGGCTTTATGATGATTAAACGTGAAGTAATTAATAAAATGATTGAGGCATATCCTGATCTAAAATATAACAATGATCTAAATACTCCACCTGAATTGAATCCGCATTTCTATGCATTCTTTGACACAATGATTGATCCTAAGGATAAGCGTTACTTATCTGAAGATTATACCTTTAGTCGCAGATGGCAAGACATCGGTGGTGAGATTTGGCTTGATCCTTCGATCTCCTTAAACCACTATGGTTCGTTTAATTTCCAAGGTAATCCTGCGCAAATTATCCAAGTAGGTTAATATGAAACTTTCCGATCTTCAAGATTCTTGGTCAGAGGATTGTAAGATTAATGAAATGGAATTAGGCAAGGAGTCTGCAAGGACTCCTAATTTGCATGCCAAATATCTTAACTATCTATCCTCTACTAGAATCAATCTTCGTAAAGCAGAATCCGATTACTACAATATTAGACGTCTAAAGTATAGATACTATAGGGGTGAACTTACTCAAGCAGAACTTGAGGAAAACAACTGGGAACAGTATCAAGGAAATAAACCCCTCAAAAATGAAATGGATGAATTTTTAATTTGTGATGCAGAATTGCTTAAATTGCAAGATAAGGTAGAATATTTTAAAACAGTATCGTATCAATTAGAACAAATTATTCGTTCTTTAAATAGCAGAACATGGGATATTAAAAACTGTATAGAATGGAATAAATTTACTAACGGTATGATGTAATGGCTGCAGACATAACACTAATTAAAAAGGATGAAGTTCACTTAAAAGTAATATGTGAACCTTCGATTGCCCAAGAACTAAGCGACCATTTTTGCTTTGAAGTTCCTGGAGCAAAGTTTCATCCTTTGTATAGATCACGTATGTGGGATGGTAAGGTTAGATTGTTTTCCATGTTTACTAAAGAAATATACATGGGACTCAAAGAATACGTTGAGGCGTTTGCGAAGGAGCGAGATTACTCAGTAAAAGATGCTGCAACACCTGTTTTTAAAGACCCAGTAACATATGAACAAGTGGAGGAGTTCTGCAAAGGATTAAAACTGCATTCAAAAGGCACTCCTATTGAGATACGAGATTATCAATTAGAAGCAGTATATAGAGCAATTTTGGATGGTAGAAAATTACTACTCTCACCTACCGGTTCAGGTAAATCACTTATCATATATTGTTTATTACGTTGGCATGCTAAATTTAGTAGACGACAACTAATATTAGTTCCTACTACTTCACTTGTAGAACAAATGTATTCTGATTTTCAAGATTATTCTTCAGAGAATAATTGGAAAACTTCGGAGCATTGCCATCGAATATATGGTGGTCATGAAAAATCAAATGAATATGATGTGATAATTAGTACATGGCAATCTCTTTATAAATTACCAAAAACATTCTTTACAGATTTTCAAGTAATATATGGAGACGAAGCGCATCTATTTAAGGCAAAATCTCTAACAACTATTCTAAATAAATGTGATAAGTCTCCTTTTAGAATTGGTACCACAGGAACACTGGATGGTCTTAAAACACATAGATTAGTTCTTGAAGGTATATTTGGTCCTGTACTAAAAGTAACAACTACGAAAAAATTAATAACCGATAAGACATTAGCAGATCTAAAAATATTTACCATTATTTTGGAATATGCTGACGAGATAAGAAAATCAGTTAAGGGAAATTCATATCAAGAAGAAATGGATTTTTTAGTTCAACATGAACCTCGTAACAATTTCATTCGTAATTTAGCTTTGAAACAAACAACCAATACTTTAGTTCTTTTTCAATATGTAGAAAAACATGGTAAAATACTTTATGACATGATTCAAAAGAAAGAACCAAATCGAAAAGTCTTTTTTGTGTATGGGGGTACTGATACAGAACAAAGAGAGGAAATTCGACGCTTGACAGAACAGCAAAAGGATGCTATAATAGTGGCTTCGTATGGCACTTTTTCAACAGGAATAAATATTAAAAACCTACATAATATTATTTTCGCATCTCCTTCGAAATCTCGCATACGGAATTTGCAATCAATTGGTAGGGGTCTTAGAACGAATGAAGATAAAGAAATCTGTACTTTATACGATATCGGTGACGATCTTTCTTGGAAAACTAAAAAGAATTATACATTATTACATATGATAGAACGAATAAAAATTTATAATGATGAACATTTTAACTATAAACTAGTAAAGGTATCATTATAATGGAAAACACTATATACTATAAGTTATTAAAATTGTCTTCGGGAGAAAATGTTATCTGCAGTACAGAAGATAATTGTGAAAATTTTGTAGATAGGGGTATGTTAAGCATAACAAATCCTGTTGTTTTAAATGTACTTAGAATGCCTAAAGGGAGAAACTTAGTTGAATCTTATGTACTTATACCTTGGTTCAGTTTTGCTAGCAACGATGTATATGAAATTTCTACAGATCAAGTTATCACCGCAATTGATATTAAAGAAACTTTAGTAAAAAATTATCTTGATTATTTAGAGCAAAGAAGTAAAGAAGACGAGGAAGAAGAAAAAGCGGCGCAGGAGGAAGAACAAAAACTTTCGGAGTCCGACGCAGAAGGTATACAAGAAATTATTGATAATATGATTGAGCACATAGGAGAACAATTTGAAGAAGAAGAATCCGACGGAAGAGACGATTCCCATTTTGGAAGAAGTCGAAGAGGTACTAGAACCATCCACTAAAAAATCTAAAATGGATGCTGCTCATTATGTTGATAATAAAAAATTCTTAGCAGCTCTAATAGATTATAGAAAAGACATAGATATTTCAACTTCTGCAGGAGAGGAGATTCCTCGAGTGCCTGATTATATAGGTGAATGCTTTATTAAGATTGCCACACACTTATCGTATAAATCAAATTTTATTAATTATACTTTTAGAGATGATATGATTTCTGACGGTATTGAGAACTGTTTAACCGCAGCTACAAAATTTGATCCTTCCAAATCATCTAATCCTTTTGCATATTATACGCAGATCATTTATTTTGCATTTATTCGTCGAATACAAAAAGAGAAAAAACATCAGGCTACTAAATACAAAATAATTGAGAATTTAGATTTAGATTCCATTATTCAACAAAATGATGAAAGTGAATCAGGTAGGCAACTGATAGAATTCTTGAAGAAGCAATTGGATACGATAGATCCCGAAAAACGGGAAACGCCTGCTCAAACAAAAGCTCGGAAGAAAAAAGAATCAGAAACGGACATTCCTACTATAGACTTACTCGATTAAACACTATATAATATATCATAACTTAAGTGAGGTAACTATGAGTAAGATAAAGATAGCAGAATTGTTTTATTCGATTCAGGGAGAAGGACGCTATATGGGCGTACCTTCAGTATTCTTAAGAACATTTGGTTGCAATTTTAAATGTGCAGGTTTCGGTATGCCTGCGGGGCAACTAAGTACCGAAGCAGATGAAGTAGCACATACACATAAAGAAATAGAATCATTCTTTAAATACGAAGAACTTCCATTAGTTAAAACAGGATGCGATAGTTACGCTAGTTGGCATCCCGCATTTAAAGATCTAAGTCCAATGCTTACTAATGATGCTATTGCGAATCGCATCATGGAAATACTTCCGCATAAAGAATGGAAAGAGGAACATCTTGTTATAACAGGCGGTGAACCTTTATTAGGCTGGCAAAAAGCATATCCTGATTTATTAGAACATTCGCTTATGCAAAGATTAGATGAATTAACTTTTGAGACAAATGGTACTCAAGAATTAACAGAAGATTTTAGAGATTATCTTTTTGAAGAATGGACTCGTTTTGGTCGAGACTATGATAAATTAACTTTTTCAGTTTCGCCTAAACTATCAGTATCAGGTGAAACATGGAGCGAGGCAATTAAACCTGAGATTATTAAAAGTTATCAAGAATTAGGTTATACTTATTTAAAATTTGTTGTTGCAACAGAACAAGATGTTGAAGAAGCGAATGAAGCTGTGCATGAATACAGACATGCAGGTTTTGGTGGTCCTGTTTATCTTATGCCGGTTGGCGGGGTAGAATCAGTGTATCATTTAAATAATCGCAAGGTTGCAGAAATGGCAATGGCGAAAGGCTGGAGGTATTCTGATAGATTACAGGTACCTTTGTTTAAAAATGAATGGGGTACTTGATGCAGTATACGTTTAAAGAATTTGATGAAGATATACATTATTTGGTTAAGCAAGTAGAACAATCTAATATTACATATGACTATATAATTGGTATCAAGCGAGGTGGTCTTATACCTGCAGTTTGTTTATCCCATGCTTTAAATATTCCATTACATGTTTTAGAATGGTCTAATCGAGATTCTATAAAATGGGATTTCGATAATCCTGCAATGAAAATAGGAAAACGAATTTTATTGATTGATGATATTTGCGATAGTGGCGAAACATTAATAAAGATTAAAGAACATTATAGCCATTGTATAATTGATACTGCGGTATTATTGTTTAATGAAGATCAAATACATATACCAACATATTATGCGCAAGCATTTAGTAGAAAAGAACAACCTGAATTTTATGATTTCTGGTGGGAACTATATAAATAAAAGTGCCACACAACGGTGGCAAATTCAAAACTCATATCCGCGTAAGGAAGGATTCAAAAATGTCATACAATAAAACTAAAACTGATTCTGAACTTGGTCGTAACGTTCATGCTTATCTAGTTCATAAGGGAGTAGAAACTCCCACAATTGATACATCTAAATTAGATCGTAAAGATAAAATTGACGAGATCGAAAAACATTTCGCAGCCATTATGCATGTTCTTGGACTTGATCTAACAGATGATAGCCTAAATGAAACACCTAAACGTGTTGCCAAAATGTATGTTAATGAAATATTTTGGGGTTTAGATTATGACGCATTCCCTAAATGTACAACTGTTGATAATAAAATGGGTTACAATGAAATGGTCGTTGAACGTAATGTCAATGTACAAAGTAATTGTGAACATCATTTTGTAGTTATTGATGGCGTTGCTACAGTAGCTTATGTACCAAAGAATAAAGTTCTAGGTCTAAGTAAAATTAATCGTATAGTGGAATATTTTAGTAAGCGTCCTCAGATTCAAGAACGATTAACGGAGCAAATTTTTCATGCATTATGTTTTATACTTGAAACAGATGATGTTGCTGTTTTAATTGATGCGCAGCATTACTGTGTTAAATCCAGAGGTGTTGAGGACACCGGTAGTTCTACAGTAACAGTTCGTTTAGGTGGCGGATTTAAAAATGATCCTGCAGCAAGAAATGAATTTTTAAGTATTGCAAGAATGGGTAAATGTTAAAATGACTGTAAATGTTATGATTGATCTTGAGACAATGTCCACAAGGTCGAATGCCGCAATTTGTTCTATTGGCGCAGTAAAGTTTGCGGGTACTAGAATCTTAGATACCTTTTACTGCACTATTGACATTAAGACTTGTAAAGATGCAGGATTCCATATTTCAAAAGATACCGTTAAATGGTGGTCGGAACAAAATAAAGAAGCTCTACGAGAATTAACTAAAAATAATATTCCATTAGATGACGCATTAACAAATTTTGAAGCCTGGTTCGGTCCTAAAAGTTTGCCCGTATGGGGAAACGGCGCAGTATTTGATAATACAATTCTTGCTAATGCGTACTTTAATACTGATAGAGAACCACCCTGGAAATGTTGGGATGATAGATGTTATAGAACAGTTAAAGCATTGTTCAAATGGATTCCTGCAGATGAAAGAGTAGGAGTTTATCATAATGCTTTAGATGATGCGATGCACCAAACTAAACACTTGATTAAAATACTAGGTGATGGGAATGAAAACGTATAAACGAAGAATAGCATTTTGTATTAGTGATCAACATCTTGTACCGCATGGCGGCATAGGACAATTTGCTAAAGGTTTTACTGAAATGGCAGTAAAGCTAGGTTGGAAGGTTGATATTATTATGGATAAACCTTCAACCAGTCCTATGTCAAAAGTAGTTGAGGACATGGGAGCTAATATTCTCCCTTGTCAAAATCCTATTAGTTATAGTGGGCACACTGGCACATTTGCTTTTTCAGATTCAATTAATTTTGAAAAGATAATTAATTTTAGAAACGCAATTATGCAAGCATTTCATAATAACATATATGACATGATTGTTTGTAATTCTAAAGAAGATATGCCTGCAGTATTAGCATTGGATCTAAATAATTATATTCCAGTTGTATTCTATACACACGAAGAAAGTATGGTGTTTAGAGATAGTAGGAATTTTAAAGGTGTATTTTTAGAATCATGCAATGAATTCTTTAATGAATTGATGACATTGGAAAGTATAAATGTAGGCACACAATCTCAGCGCAATGTAGATGAGATTAAAAAGAATGGCGGCATCAATGTTAATTTACTTCCTATGCCAATGTCCGAAAGAGATTTACTTGTAGAAAATTATGAAGAACGAAGCGGTGTTCTTTATATTGGTCGATGGGAACCAAGAAAGAATCCCGAAGCATTTTTAAAAGTAATTGCTGAAACTAAATTACCTGCAAAAATTATTACGAATAGTAATGGCGAAAAGAAATTTAAGGCTAGGCTTGAAGAACTAGGCATTACTGATTATGAAATGAAGGTCGGTGTCGTAGGTAAAGAAAAAACGGATTTTATTAAATCTGCAAGGGTTCACTATAACCCATCATTTAGAGAAAATTACCCATTTACCTTTTTTGAATGCCTTGGTCACATGCCATGCGTAGTTTTGGATGAGCAAGATTGGAGTACAAATTTTGATAGTAAATATTACTTTACTACACCTTCCAGATTAGCATATGATGTGGTTAGAAAAGCATATGATATTTCAGGCAAAGAATGGTATGAACGAGGCGCACTACAATATATCAAAGGATTGGATTTTAAAACCTCCGACTATTGGAGTAAGTTTTTAAATTCATATAAACCGACTGCACAATCAAAATCGGATTCGGCAAAAATTAATCAATACGATACTGTTCAATATGCTAAATATATTATAGAACTAAAAAGGACACAACTAGCAATAGATGATGTCAAATCTGTATTGACAAATCGACACAAATATAATATACTATATACAGATAAAGATACATACTTATCTAAAGATCCAAACTATATACCGCAAGAAGAAGATAATTCATTAGAAAGTTTATTCGCATGAGCAGACAATTAGAATATGTTATTTCAGGACCTGCGTATTTACGATTAGGTGCAGAACAATGTAATGATCCTGAGACATTACAAATGATTAATAATTTGATTGAGAGTACCGTTCATAATAAAAACAATCATCAGTTTTCTCTTTTGTATAATGGTTTTACTGAAAAGAACTTTGGGCACAAACTTCAAAAGTATAGATCGGTAATCAAAAATATTCATGCAGACTCAGGTGGTCTTCAGATTATTACTCGCGGTCTACAAAATACCCCTGAGACAAGAAATAAGGTATATGAGAATCAGGCTACCTATGCGGATATAGGAATGGCATTTGATGAAATTCCGGTTATAACAACTGGTTCTTCTTCTAAGATTGATACAAGACGTAGATATGTAGATACTCAAAATTTTGAGAACTATGCTAGACAAACAGGTAAAAATGTAAAAGATCAGATTGAAAAATTTGATACATTAAATAGTAAGTGTCGCCCATTTGCGATTTTACAGGGTTCAGGATATGACTCCTATAATAAATGGGCAGAATGTATGCTTGAAGAAATACCTAGCAATTTACATCATCGTATAGGTGGTGTTGCTATGGGTTCAGCTGCGCTAGGTATGGGACCACTTGAAGATGTTAAACGAGCATTTTATGTTAATGCTGTTCCATTCGAAAGACCTTTTCATTTACACGTTCTAGGTGTAGGTGCATTGAAACGTATTTTGCCTTATCTATTGTTTAGTCAAACAGGATTATATGAAGGTGTAGATATATCATATGATTCAACTACACATTCTATGTCATTAGATAATGGTTTATTTTATTTTTCATTTAGTAAGAAAAATAGTCCAAGTGATTATGGTGGATCTTCAGTAAAGATGGGAAGACCATATTCCAATATCTATAGAACAGTATCTGAAGAAATTAATAATGTTTGTGGTACAAGCTATGAGCCAGAAGAATTTCATAAACTAATGAATGTTAGTGTAGGTCAATATATGGAAAACGGTGGCAAGTTTAAAGATGTAATGCAGGCAAGATTAGGATTTATTCTTACTAATGTGCATAATTTTACATATGATGTTTCTAATCTTATGAATTCTAAAGACGCATTTTTAAAATTTTGTGCAGCCAAAGGTTGTGAGAATGAGTATTCTACTTTATTTGATGTGAAAACAAATGACGATTTTATTCATTGGGAAAAACACGTAGGTAAATATATGGATTCGGAACCTGTGAATACAGTAGCACCTACAACACTTGAGGATTTATTTGCATGATTATTAAACAAGACATTCGACCAAACAAAATGATATGGGTAACCTTCCGCAAAGAAGGTATTCATTGTTATCCTGCAGCAGCAACAGATCCTAATCTAGCGTCAGGTGACGCATATGATGTATCGTTTCTTGCTAATCCTCATAGGCATATCTTTCATTTCAGGGTTTGGATCTCTGTGCAACACAATGATAGGGATATCGAGTTCATCCAATTCAAAAGATGGTTGGAAAGCATGTATAATAATTCAACACTCAGTTTAGATTATAAGTCATGTGAAATGATGTCGGATGACCTATATGAAAAAATTGTAGAAAGATATTCAGATAGAGAAATTTGGATTGAAGTATCAGAAGATGGTGAAAATGGTTCGTTCATTAAATATTGAGGATTAAAATGAGAAAATTATATTACATGGGGTTGGAACCGTATGAAGGTAGATATACTTTACAGTTGCAACAATGGAGCGAAGCTGCATTTAAACGACGTAATATTAACTATGAAGTTATTCATGGTGATATCTTGGATGACTCGAAAGCTATTGTTACCGGACAAGTATTAGATGCACATGGACGTAGTTATTATTCTTTGACACAAATGGCAAAGCTTGTAGCAAAGATGAAAGCAGGTGAAGTTCAGCATGACGATGTTGTATTCTTTGAGGATATGTTCACGCCTGGTATGGAAGCATTACCTTATATCATGGATCAGATAGATCATGAACATAGACCAAGAGTCTATGTAAGATGCTTGGCACAAACAATTGATCCTGATGACTTTCTGCATGTATGGGGAATGAATGATTGGATGGCGGATTATGAGCGTATGGTTAATCATTGGGTATCAGGAGTTCTTGCATCTAATGAAGAAATGGTAGCTCATATGAAAATTGCAGGTTGGAAAGTTCCTATCTATAATATTTCAGGTCTTGCTTTTGATCAAAATGAAGTTAGAAGTCGTGTAAAGAATATTAAACCATTTGATGAAAGAAAGAATCGAGTAGTATTCGCTGCAAGATTTGATCAAGAAAAACAACCTGGTTTTTTTATGGAAATGGTAACACATTTTGGAAGAAAATCTAATATTGAATTTGCGGTATTATCAGGTGGCCCTTTGCGTAGTAATGCTCCCGGTTATATTGATGCGGCAAGAGCTATGCAAGAAGAATATCCTAACTTTAAAATTTATGAGAATTTGAAGAAGGATGAGTATTATGAAATCTTAGCAGATTCAAAAGTATTATTCAATTGTGCTTTGCAGGATTGGGTAAGTAACACAGCATCAGAAGCAGATGCACTTGGAACAAATTGTTTATTCCCCGCATATAGATCATTTCCGGAAACATTTGCTAACGACCCAGAATGCTTATATATTCCTTGGTCATTAGAAGATGCTACAAATAAACTAGAATGTTTATTGGAAACACCTAGAGCAGGAATAGGTCAATTGGCAAATTGGACATCTAAAACTATTGACAGATGTTTGGATGTAATGCTTGGCCCAGATACATTGCAATGGTATAGGGGTACAAATGATTATCGAATGTATGCAGCAGAAACTAAATATTGAAAGGCAATAAAATGAAAATTTCAGATAAATTAAAAACAGTAAATAATGAAGTTAGTATCGCAAAATGTGACAATGGATTTATCTTCGAAGTACGAGGAGAAACTCCTGAAGAAAATTGGTCGCATGTTAAAATTGTCTGCAATAGTTTAGACCAAGTATTTGAACTATTGACAGAGTATTCTAATACGAAATCGAATGATTAACAGAACAGTTATTGTTACAGGTGCCGCCGGTTATATCGGCGGTGCCATTTCCATAGAATTGCATAGGCAAGGTTACTATGTGATTGGTGTAGATAGAAGACCTTTACCTGAGCATTTAACAAAATATTTTGTAAACTTTGTTCAAGATGAATTTAATAGCCCCAAATCTAAATTAGAATTATTAACATTGCCCGCAGCAATTGTGCATTGCGCAGGTACAAGTTTGGTTGAACCTAGTGTCAAAAACCCCGAGGAGTACTATGATAATAATGTTTCCAAAACACTTAGTTATATAACAAATGTTAGAAAATATTCTCCTACCACTAAGTTTATTTTTAGTAGCAGCGCATCTGTGTATGGCGATCCTGAAACTAATATTTCTATAACTGAGAAAACTCAAACTAAACCAATTTCGCCATATGGCGAATCTAAACTAATGACGGAGATGATGCTTAAATCTTTTAGAGAAGCGTATGGATTTAAGTCAGTATCATTTAGATATTTTAATGCATGTGGCGCCGTTGCAAATGGATCGCATGGACAAGAACCTGAGGCTACTCATATATTCGCAAGGCTATTTGAATCCATCAAAAATAATACTCCCTTTTATTTGTATGGAACAGATTATAATACTGCAGATGGTACTTGTGTCAGAGATTATATTCACGTAACAGATATTGCCAAAGCACATATTTCTGCTATAGAACATAATATAGAAGGAATATATAATATAGGATCCTTAACAGGCTATTCTAATTTAGAAATAATTAAAGCAGTTGGAAAGTATTTTGCAAAAAATCTTTCCATAGAAGTAGTAAATAAACGTGAAGGCGATCCTGCATACTTAATTGCAGATTCAACTAAACTTAAAAATGATGTAAACTGGCAACCTGAAAATACTATAAGTAATATTATTAAAGATTTAGATGATTGGTATAACTCAGATAATTATGCTAAGAGGACTAAGGCATTCACCCCTCTATAAAAATTCTGCATGTCTTGCTTACAAAGGAGACAAAAAATGAAGGTAACAGTAACTAGTAAAATTCCAAGAACTTATAAATTTACAAGTACAAAAGAATATCATGACGCATTTCCGTGCGCATATAGACAATGGCGCGCTGATAGTCATTGTAATTTAATTCATGGCTATTCATTTAGTATGAAATTTTATTTTGGCACAGACAATTTAGATGTTCGTAATTGGGCTGCTGATTATGGCGGTCTAAAAGAATTAAAGAAAATTCTTGAAGATCAATTTGATCATACATTACTTGTAGCACAAGATGATCCAGAACTAGAAACATTTAAACTACTACAAGAAAAGAAAATGGCTAAACTAACTATACTACCTCGTTTAGGTTGTGAGGGTTTGGCTGATATGCTTTACAAATATGTCAATGGAGTTTATATTCCAGATATGTGGGGTCCTGGAGAAGCGGAACGGCTATGGTGTTATCGTGTGGAAGTACGCGAAACGCAAAGTAATATGGCATTCCGAGAAGGTCATCGAGAGTGGAATGAGGATTTATTTGCTTGAAAAATAATATAGCAAAGGGCGTCAATAGTAAAGATGAGCAAATTGGCGAACTAACTGTAGCCTTTATAAATCAAAGTTCTACAGAATATCCTGTAACGGTAGGCGGGCCTAAGTTTGATCTTGTGCCCGTCACTAAGCAAAAAGATATTATGCTTAACGTTGGCAGAATGTATGCACAACAAGAGTATGATAGAATACTGGAACTTGTTAAAGTTTTACAAAAACAAGCAAATCAAATAAAACGAAGATTAGAAATAACAGATGCAGTACATGCTGCAGAATATCAGTTTCAAGTTTATCATAATCAAATATATTGGTTAGTCTTTGATAGCAAAATAAATAATACTAGATTAACACCAATGGGTCCAAATAGTTGGTCTACAGGTGCCCCAGAAAATTATGAATATATCGCACGAGTAAAATGGTTAGGCGACTATACTTGGATTGAGGTTGACGAAGAAGGAAATCCTACAGATGAAGCTAGCATTAATAACTGATACGCACTTCGGAGCAAGATCAGATTCGCAACAATTTGACGCATATTTCAAAAAATTCTATGAGGAAATATTTTTTCCTGAATTAGATAAAAGAAAAATATCCAACATAATTCATTTAGGTGATTGTTTTGATCGTAGAAAATATGTCAATTTTAATTCTCTAAAATCTTGTAGAGAATATTTCTTTAATGAAATTGAAAAGAGAAATATTTGGATGGAAATGATTGTAGGTAATCATGACACATTCTATAAGAATACCAACGATGTGAATTCCCCAGAACTTTTATTAGGTGAGTATAGTAATATAAAAACCTATGATCGCGCAGAGGTTTCAAAATATACTAATATATTATTTTTGCCTTGGCTTTGTTCTGATAATTTTGCTGAAGCGATTGAGCTTGTTAGAGATACTAAAGCAAAAATATGTTTTGGGCACTTAGAAATTTCAGGGTTTGTTATGTTCAAAGGACAAACAACGCAGGAATCGCATGATGGTCTTGACCCTGAGATGTTTAAAAAGTTTGATCTTGTTTGCTCTGGTCATTATCATCATAAGCACAGTAAGGGTAATATACATTATCTAGGTAATCCGTATCAAATGTTTTGGAATGATTATGAAGATGAACGAGGATTTCATATTTTTGATACTGAGACATTAGAAATGGAATTTATTAAAAATCCATTTTCTATCTTTGAAAAATATTATTATGATGAGGACAAAGAAGATCCAAATTCCGTAGATACTGAAATTTTTAGAAATAAGCTGATTAAATTAATTGTGGTCAATAAAAAAGACTTTGTTAAGTTTGATAAATTCATAGAAAAAATTTATGCAAAAGAACCAATTGAACTTAAAATTATTGAGGACTTTTCCGAATTTGAGGCAGAAGCAATTGACGAATCTATTGACTTAGAAGACACTATGACATTATTATCTAATTATGTTGATAGTGTAGAAACCGATGCAGATAAAGATAGATTAAAAACTCTTCTAAGAACATTATATGTTGAGGCACAGCATTTTGAGGAAGCATGATAAAATTTAAAACAATTCGTTGGAAAAATTTCTTATCAACTGGGGCAAAATTTACAGAAGTTAAATTTGATAGATCAACAACTACCCTTATCGTCGGTGAAAACGGTGCGGGCAAAAGTACTATTCTCGATGCTCTTTGCTTTGTCTTGTTTAATAAACCATTTAGGAATATTAACAAGCCACAGCTTATGAATAGTATAAATGCAAAAGGTTTACAAGTTGAGGTTGAATTTAGCATCGGCCCAAAAGAATATAAGATAGTTCGTGGCATTAAACCTGGACTATTTGAAATACATCTAAATGGTGAGCTATTAAATCAGGATGCTGCATCTAGGGATTATCAAAAGTATTTAGAAGACAGCGTACTAAAATTAAACTATAAATCATTTACGCAAATTGTAATTTTAGGTAGTGCATCATTCACTCCTTTTATGCAATTACCGGTTGGTCATAGAAGAGAAATTATTGAGGATATTTTAGATATACAAATATTCACAGTAATGAATTCTGTACTAAAGGAAAAACAGAATGAAGTTAAAACTAAAATAATAGATATAGAATCGCAAATAGAGTTAGGTAAAAGTAAAGTAAAGCTTCAGCAAAGTTATATTAAGACCTTAGAAGAAGATAAACAAAAGAAAGTGGACGATGTTAAGAATAGAATCAACGAAATCAATGAAGAGATTTCACAGCTTACTGGTCTCGTACAACAGGAATCGAGCGCGGCATCGACACTTGAGAAGTCTATCGAAGATGCGTCTACTAAACGTACAAAACGTAGCGAGATGGTACAACTCTCTAAAAAGCTATCACAAAAAATACAAGCGCAACAGGAGAGTATTCGGTTCTACTCTGAACACGATGTATGCCCGACATGCAGCCAAGGGCTCGATGATACGTTCAAGACAACTGCAGTACATACACACGAACACTCGATTGTCGAAATTGAAAATGCTATTGAAATCCTGTCCGCCCAGCTCTCAGAGTTGGAAACCAACATTGACACTATTATTTCAATCGAAACTGCGATTGCAGAGCATAAAGAAAAGATTATAGAACTTAATACTAGTATAATTGGCAATCAAAATTATATTAAGAAATTGCAAGAAGAGATACAAAATGAATCAAGTAATACTTCTAATTTAGAAGATGAAAAAACTAATTTAAAGACATTAGCAAAAGAAGTTGTTGTACTTGCTGAAGAAAAAGGTAAGTTAACTGAGGATAAACATTATCATGAAATTGCAGGTATATTGTTAAGAGATACTGGTATTAAAACTAAGATCATTAAACAGTATCTTCCTGTAATTAATAAATTGGTTAATAAATATCTAACAGCAATGGATTTCTTTTGCCATTTTGAGTTAGATGAAACCTTCAACGAAACAATCAAATCAAGACATAGAGACGATTTTTCATACGCGTCGTTTAGCGAGGGTGAGAAGCAGCGTATTGATCTTGCTCTGCTTTTTACTTGGCGTACTATTGCTAAAATGAAAAATTGTGCTAGCACAAATCTTTTATTATTAGATGAAGTTTTTGATTCTTCTTTAGATGCAAACGGTACAGATTACGTAATGAACCTGATAAATACTTTAGGAGATGAGACTAATGTATTTGTTATTAGTCATAAAGGCGATCTCTTATTTGATAAATTCCGAAGTGTGATCAAATTTGAGAAAATACAAAATTTTTCGAGAATACAAGGAAGTTAAAATGGCAGATGTGTGGATGTTAGATATGAATACCGTCAATGCGTTTTGTTGGTATAAAGATGTTTTTACTTCAGCAGAATTAAATTTAATGACTGAAATGTCTGATAAACTTTTTATACAGGATGCAAGAGTAGGCGGCAACGGTAATGATGAAGGTGAAGTAAAGGATGGTATTCGAAAAACCAAAATAGGATGGGTTGGAGTATCGGACCCTTCGAATCAATGGTTATATAGAAAATTAACTGATATAACTAATAATGCAAATCAAGCTTGGTTTCAATTTGATCTAAGACATATCGAATCTCTACAATACACTATGTATGAACCAGATATGTATTATGATAAACACATTGATACTATGTTTCAAAGTATTGGACTTTATCCTAGAAAATTAAGTTTCTCTTTACAACTTAGTGATCCTTCTGAATATGAAGGTGGGGATTTACTTATACATAATGGAATTGAACCTATTATTGCAAACAAAGAAAAAGGATCAATAACGTTCTTCCCATCATATTCATTACATGAAGTTACCCCCGTTACCAAAGGTCTTCGTAAATGTTTGGTTGGTTGGGTTCACGGTCCTAAATGGAAATAAAATGGCTACTAAAATACCTTTAGAATATTTAGATTTAAATAACGATTTTGGTTTTACTGCAGTACATGAAACGGATTTAACCGAACCAATATTAACTGAAGTTAAAAGTTCCGCAGATACAGAAATAAAACAAAAGTTGCAAACTTTGGAAAAGTTAATTATGCCCCTTTTGGTTAATTTGATGAAGAATCCTGAAAAGGATTATATACATTGGCCTAACAGAGTCCCGTTAATCGAAAAACAAATCGAACGGATTTTGGCAATCACAAGGGCTTGACAGCTACTCCAAAAGGTGTTATAATAAGAAAACACTGAAGGAGGAAAAGATGCAACCCCAATCAATTCAATCTAAAGCAATAACTGCAAAATTGCTCGCAACTGAGAATATTTCGGTTGAGCACAAAAAAGTTTCCACCGCTTATTTTGATGTTAAAAATCGAGTTATGGTTCTTCCAATTTGGAAAGACATGACTCCTGAACTATATGACTTACTACAATGTCATGAGATTGGTCATGCGTTGGAGACACCCGCAGATGGTTGGCATAATAGCGTAACCGATGAATCCAAAAAAGGATTTAAGACATATTTAAATGTAGTTGAGGATGCTCGTATTGAGAAATTAGTTGTAAGACGTTATCCGGGTGTTAAGACATCCTTTAAAAAGGGTTATACAACTTTATACGAAAGAGACTTTTTTGGTATCCACAAAAATAATTGGGATATTAATGAGCTGCCTTTAATTGACCGTATTAATGTCCATTATAAAATTGGTGCATTTTTGAATGTGCAATTTTCAGATAATGAGTTACACTTCTTAGCTAAAATTGATAGCTTAGAAACTTGGGATGATACAGTAAAAGTTGCACAAGAATTATATGAATATGGTAAGCAAGAAGCTAAGCTAAAAGATTTTCAAGATATAGATTATCAAGATGATTTAGAATATGGTGATGATGATTCGGAATGGGAAGAAGGTGAAGACAGCGACCTAAAAGAAAAATCTCAGAAAGGTCGCCAAACAACTTCAGGAATAGAAAATGATCCTGAATCAATGACGGATAAATTTTTCCGTAGTATGGAAAAGAATCTTGTAGATGATTCCGTTAAACCGTATATCTACGTAAATTGTCCTACACCAAATTTAAGTAAAATCATTATTCCTTATAAGAATGTTGCGAAGTTTTATAATGACTTTAAATATATCGATTATCAATTAACAGATGAGCAGTTAGCTTATAAAAAGTCTATCGCAATACCTAAAGCTAAAGAATATGTATATAAGAAATTCCAAGATAACAATAAAAAATATATTGGATACTTAGTAAAAGAATTTGAATTGCGTCGTAATGCTAAACAATTTGCCCGAGCATCAACTGCAAAGACAGGTAAATTGGATATGAAAAAAATATTCCAATATAAATTAAATGATGATCTATTCAAACGTATGACAGTTGTACCGCACGGTAAATCGCACGGTTTAACTATGTATGTGGATTATTCTGGTTCTATGGGTGATAGCATAGGTGCTACAATTGAACAAACAATTGTATTGGCATCGTTCTGCAGAAAAGTTAATATTCCGTTTCGAGTATATGCCTTTACTGATACTTCAATCGGATTCGATTTGCATCATAAAGAAACAGGTATTCAATACGAAAATGAATCCGAATATTATAAAGATCTTGATTCAAAAAATAAATTCTCTAGAAATCCAAATGAATTAGGTATGGATGGTATGTTTAGATTGCGAGAATATCTTTCAAGCGAAATGACATCTACCGAATTTAAAGAAGCTGTGAAATATTGGTTGTTGGTAGGCGCGCTATATCAAAAGAGAGGGTTGCGTAGATCTGATCTTTCAGATAATATTGCATACGAATTAAACTTGTCTCAGTTTGAGAATTTGAATGGTACACCATTAAATGAAGCAGTAATTTCGGCAATCGAAATTACTAAAGAATTTAAAGAAAAGTATAGATTAGATGTCGTGAATACTGTATTTTTAACAGACGGCGAATCTAATGAGAGAGGCACAATCTACGGAGAAACGGGTCATGATAAATATTACGATAAGTATAACAATGATTGTAATGTCATTGTTAGGCATACTAAGACTATGGCTGAGGGCAAAAAAGTACCTGGGGCAGCATTAACTACAGCGTTACTTGAATTATTAAAAAGTGTAGCTAATACAAATGCGATTGGATTTTTTATCTCTCCATATTATAGTCGAGGTAGTGTGATGCATCAAATTCGTAAATCTGGTAAACTTGTTGAGGATTTTGATAACAAATTTAAACAAGCCAAACGGGATAAATTCTTCATGCTAAATGATTGTGGATATGATGATTATTATATTATCCCAGGTGGCAAATCTTTAGAAATTGAAGAAGATAAAATGGACGTAGAAGCAGGTGCCAAAAAATCAGATTTAAAGAACGCATTTATGAAAATGCAAACAAATAAAACAGTAAATCGGGTACTTTTGAATAGGTTTATTAGTAAAATTGCTTGACAATCGTTTGATTCGGTGTTATAATAATGATGTAGTGATTAACTCTGAGGAATTATATTATGTCTAAATCGCATTATAGTGAGCAGCAACGCACAGAATTGATTTCTAAGCTTACAGAAAAGTTTGGAACAAAAGTTAGTAAGGCAACTATTTTAGAATATTGTGAAATTTTTAATCTTCCAAATCCGCATTTTTTGATCTCTAGAAAAGATATCAAAGAAGGTTCTTTTTATAATTTGAAATTATTTTCAAACTTAAACAATGTTAGTGAAACTAATAAAGAAGAACTGCAACCTGCAATGACAGCACAAGTGTTATCTATTAAACCTAAACGGATGACTACTGAAATGGACAATTCGGTTCCGGTAAAAGATAATACTTATGTTCCGTTCGGATTCTTCAAGCAGTTAGAACAAATTTTAAAGTCAAAGACTTTTTATCCCGTATTCATTACTGGTCTATCAGGTAACGGTAAGACTACTATGGTAGAACAAGTTGCTGCTAAGCTTAATCGGGAATTAATTCGTGTTAATATTAGCATCGAAACAGATGAAGAAGATCTAATTGGTGGTAATACTTTGTTGGACGGTAATGTCGTTTACCGTGAAGGTCCTGTTATTATGGCAATGCGTCGTGGTGCTATTTTGTTGATTGACGAAATTGATCGTGGTTCAAATAAGCTAATGTGTATGCAAAGTATTCTTGAGGGCAAACCATTGTTCAACAAGAAAACTGGCGAAATGATTTATCCGACTCAGGGTTTCACAGTTGTAGCAACAGCAAATACTAAAGGTCGCGGCACAGATGATGGTCGTTTTATCGCGGCGCAGATTTTAGATGAAGCATTCCTTGAGCGTTTTCCTATTACTGTAGAACAAGAGTATCCGTCAACTACAGTTGAAAAAAAGATTCTACACAATAAAATGAAATTCTTCGGTAAAGAAGACGAAGAATTTGCGGATAAGCTTATTAATTGGGCAGACATTATCCGTAAGACATTTATGGAGGGCGGTGTAGACGAGATTATTAGTACTCGTCGACTTGTGAATATCGCACAAGCATATTCAATATTTAATAATCAGAATGATGCTATTCGTTATTGTATAAATAGATTTGATGAAGACACAAAAACTTCATTCATGGCGTTATATGAGAAACTAAGTAGACCTTTGCCAGAACCAGATGCGGCATATATTGATTCAGCAATTGGACAAACAACACAAAATCCACCAAATGATGTTCCTTTTTAATTATTTTTAAATTGAAATAGCGCACTTCGGTGCGCTATACCTACGTATATGCATACAAATGAAATAGTACATGATACATTTTTGCCTAGATGGTATGGAAGATTAGGCAATAATATTCAGCAAATATCTAATGGGATTTATTTTTGCCGACAAAATAAAATCCATTTTACATCGCCAGATCAACCTATGATTAAGGCGATTGATTTAAATTTCGGGGACACCCAATATAAAATACGAGACAATAGTGATAATTGGTTTTATCACTTTGATAAACCTTGGACAGATTTTGAAGTAGATGTTGCAGACTTAAATCTTCAGCGAAAAAGTATTTGTGAAGAATATATTTTACCTAAGTTAAAAGTAAATCATACACCTAATACTATTGATAATACAACCGATCCATTACCCGATGATGTGCTAGTAATGCATATTAGGAGCGGAGATTTATATACACTTTGGCCAGGGTCGCATACACAAAATCCTTTAAAGTATTACATTGAATTATATAACATGCATCAGGGTAAGGTTATTATCGTAGCAGAAGATGATAATAATCCTATTGTAAAAGAATTTGAAAAGCTAAATGCAACGATTTATATATGGGGTATTCGTGATGCATATGAAATGCTTTTGCGTGCTAGCAATTTAGCATCATCTGGTTCAGGTTCTTTTGTTATGGGCGCAGCATTATGTTCTAAAAATCTTAAAAGATTTTATTGTACAAATCTTTGGTTACCGAATAGCATCAATCCTACAATGCTAAAAGATCACCTCGAGGTAAATTGCGCGGATATCGACCTTAATAAATATATTAAAGTTGGTGAATGGAATCACTCCCGTGACACCATTGATAAAATATTAAATTATAACGAAACTATATCATTTAGGAGACTATAGTATGGATAAAAAAGTTGCCTTAATCACAGGCATAACTGGGCAAGACGGTTCTTATCTTGCAGAATTACTCTTAGAAAAAGGTTACGAAGTTCACGGTATTATTCGTCGTAGTTCGTCTCGCAATACTGGTCGTATAGATCACATCTACGAAAATCTAAACCTACATTTACATTACGGTGATATTACTGATTCATTGACGTTGATGAATGTTCTTAAGAAACACAATCCTTCAGAGATTTATAATTTGGCTGCACAAAGTCATGTTAAAGTTTCTTTTGATACGCCTGAATATACTGCGCATGTGGATGCTCTTGGAACATTAAAGTTACTTGAATCAGTTCGTCTTTTGAATATGGAAAAGACAACTAAAATATATCAAGCATCAACATCTGAACTATATGGTTTAGTGCAAGAAACTCCTCAGAAAGAAACTACTCCATTCTATCCTCGTTCGCCGTATGGCGTTGCTAAGTTATATGCTTATTGGATTGTAAAGAACTATCGTGAGTCATATAATATGTTTGCTTGTTCAGGTATCCTTTTTAATCATGAATCTCCGAGACGTGGATTTAATTTTGTTACTAAAAAGATTGTTAATGGTTTAGAAGCAGTTAGCTCTGGTCGTGAAAAGTGTTTGACTTTAGGCAATTTAACAGCATTGCGAGATTGGGGTCATGCTAAAGATTATGTTGAAGCAATGTGGTTAATGTTGCAACAGGATAAGCCAGAAGATTTTGTTATTGCTACAGGCGAGCAATACACAGTTAAACAGTTTGTTGAACTTTGTGCTCCATATTTTGCTTTAAAGATTCGTTGGGAAGGTGAAGGTTTAGATGAGGTTGGTATTGATGAATATACTAATCGAGTAATTGTTAAAGTTGATCCTAAATATTTCCGTCCTGCGGAAGTACAAACATTATTAGGTGATTCCACAAAAGCTAGAAGTGTACTTGGTTGGAAACCTAAGCATTCGATATATGAGTTGGTTGAAGATATGTGTATGAATTTTGAGTGATATGAATATGTTCCCACCATCATATCAAGATGTAAATAAAATAGTTACGGAAAAATACTTAAATTATGATTCCGGATTTTTCATTGAAGTCGGCGGTGCTGACGGATACACACAAAGTAATACCTGGTATCTTGAAAAATATAAAAATTGGAAAGGGGTTTTAGTTGAACCTAATCCAGATTCTGCAGAGCAGTGTCGAAATAATAGACCAAATTCTACAGTATTTAATTATGCATTAGTTGATCGAGATTATGAAGATTCAGAAATAAAAATGCTACGTAGAGTAGTGTATCAGGGCGACCCTGGTCTTATGACTGCTGCGAAGGACTCGCCTTTAAGAAATAATTCTGAATGGATGCAACCTGCAACAAGTATGGATACAACTGAAGAATTCACAATAAGTACAGCTACATTGGATGAAATATTAGAATCTTTAGATGTTACTAACGTTGATTTCTTTTCTTTAGATGTTGAAGGTTACGAAGTACAAGTATTAAAAGGATTAACTTTGGAAAAATATTTGCCAAAGGTTATGCTAATAGAATGGCATGATGATATACAAACTATTTTAGATGTTGTATCTAATACTCACAAGATGACGGAACAACTATCTAAACATGATTATGTCTTTACTTTAAGATAGGATAGTAAAATGGAGATGCAAAAGAACAGTAAAATTTTTGTAGCTGGCCATAAAGGATTGGTTGGGTCTGCAATAGTAAGAAAATTAAAGAGTGAGGGATTTACTAATTTAATTTTACGAGATCACTCAGAATTAGATCTTCGTAGTCAAGATGCGGTTAGAGATTTCTTTAATATTTTTAGTCCAGAATTTGTTTTTCTAGCTGCAGCCAAGGTTGGGGGTATTGCATATAATGCCAGAGAACCTGCAGATTTTATATATGATAACTTAATGATACAATCAAATGTTATTGATACTGCATATAGAAGCGGTGTTAAGAAATTATTGTTCTTAGGTTCTGCTTGCATTTATCCGAAAGTAACTCCGCAACCAATTAAAGAAGAATATTTATTGACTGCACCGTTAGAGCCAACCAATGAAGGCTACGCTTTAGCTAAAATTGCTGGTCTAAGAATGTGTGAATACTATAGAAAACAGTATGGCTTTAACGCTATTAGTTTGATGCCTGCGAATTTATATGGTCCCAATGATAATTTTAATCCTGAAAAATGTCATGTTATTCCGGGCATGATTACAAAATTTCAGAATGCTAAATTAAATGGACATGATGTTACATTCTGGGGAGACGGTACCCCTACTCGAGAATTTTTACATTCAGATGATTTAGCAGATGCTTGTTTATTTTTGATGCAAAATTATAATGAACCAGAATTTATTAATGTTGGCTCAGATGTAGAAATTCAAATTAAAGATCTCTGTGAAATCATTAAAGATAAAATTGGTTTTGAGGGACAAATATTCTGGGACACAACTTTGCCAAATGGTACACCTAGACGTAAAATGGATAATACTAAATTATTTAATTTAGGATGGAGACCTAAAATTTCTTTTGAGGAAGGTTTGGCAAATACAATTAATTGGTACCATGCGGAAAATGATCGCAAAAAATTGATGGAGACCCTATAATGAGATGGCCTTTGATGGGTGAAACTATCACCTATGCGGATAGATTAAAGATGGCATATTTTGCTCTAACCGCAGATAAATTTACCAATGGCGAGAAGGTAAAAGAGTTTGAGAGAGAATGGAGTATGTGGTTAGGAGCCAAACATTCTTTATATGTTTCCTCTGGAAGCACAGCAAACTTTTTACTTGTTGCTGCAATAAAAGAATTATATGGTCTTAAGAATGGTGACAAAGTATTATTACCTGCATGCACATGGATGACAAATGTTGCTCCTATTATACAGTTAGGACTTGAACCTGTTTTCTGTGATGTTAATTTACAGAACTTTTCTTTTGATTTAAATGATGCAAGATTAATATCTAAGGATCATGATATTAAATTAATCTTCATTACACATCTATTAGGATTTTCTGCAGATAATGAACAGCTACAAAAGATATTTCCACATGCTATAATTATAGATGACGTTTGCGAATCGCATGGTTGCAGTGCACCTAACGGAGTTAAACGTGGAGCAAATAGTTTAGGTGCCACATTTAGTTTCTATTTTGGACATCATATGTCTACAATTGAAGGTGGTATGGTTTCTACAGATAACGATGATCTTTACGATCTAATGAAAATGAAGCGCTCTCATGGCTTCGCAAGAGAATCTACAAGATTTTTAGAATATTCTACAGCGTATCCTGAAATAGATAAACAGTTTTTATTTATGACCGATGGATATAATTTTAGAAATCACGAAATCTGCGCAGTATTAGGTTCATCGCAATTAAAACGTTTGGACAAAATGATTCAGATTCGTAATAGAAATCATGAAATGTTCATACATACAATAGACAAATATCCTAAGTTGTTTTATAATATTAGAAATTCCTGGAACAATAGTAGTTTCTGTTTACCTTTTATTTGCAGATCCAGGGATATTATGCGAGCAATGAAACTTGCATTTAATAAAAATGGTATTGAATATAGACCAGTTGTTGCAGGTAATCTATTAGCTCAACCATTTTTATCTAAGTATAAAATTGAGACAAAAAAAGAAGTAATAAACGCAGATATAATTCAGAAACAAGGTGTGTATATTGGAAACAATCATTTTGTAACTGAATCAGATATGCTTTTCTTAGCCAAGGTAGTGGAGGAAGTTGCAAATGGTTTATAATAAAATGTATATAGATGGGGATACTCAAAATGAGCTTACTCCTGCAGCATTAAACGAAGTCCCGTCATTAGGCGAGCTAGTAGAACAAGTTATTCAAGATACAGTTCATCGAGTATTGTATCAAGATCAAATACCCGATTCAGAATATATTGCTACAGATAATCTAGGTGAAATTATTGAGAAGTTAGCAATTATTCATATTCGTATGTGGATGTTAGAAGATGCAATGCAAGTGGCAAAAACAGATGAAGAACTCGCAGATTTAAAACGCAAAGTAGATATATGCTTTAAGGTTAAAAGACCTAAGTACGTTCAAGCAATTAATTTGCTAGTAGATGAGGCCATTAGAACAAAAAAATCCTTACGTGAGGATTCTGTAAAATTATATAAAGGTGTAGAAAATGGCTAAAATAATATTCTTTAATCACTATCATCGTGGCGATCTTTTAACACATAAAGAATATGTTCGTCAGATAAAAGAAGAACTACCTGAAGTAGAATTTGGTTATATGCATTTTAATCATGCTAAATTAACCAGGGACTTAGATATACCTAAAGTAGGAGAACCTACAGATTTAGATCCTAAAGTACCTTATTATCAAGATGGAGATGTTCTTTATATCAATACTTGGATTGGTTCTACCTGGGATATATTTTGTAACTATGGCGGAATTAATATGAATTCATTGTGGTGGCAATGGGAAAGAATTCTTCCGACAATTAATATGGCAATGGGATTACAACCTGAAGATCATATTAAATTACGTGCTGAAAAAGAATCATACTTGCCAACAATTGATTTTACTAAATTTAATGTTGCAAGCATCGATGAATACTTAGAACAATCTAAAGATAAAAAGAAAATTTTAATTTGCAATGGCGCTCCTAAATCAGGACAATCATTTGCTTATAACATGGAAAGCTTTGTTCATACTGTTGCTAATAAGTTTCCTAATATAGATTTTATTTGCACTGAGAAATTCCCAGTTACATTATCTAATATTGTATTTACTGATGATATAATTAAAGATTCTGAAATAGAAGAAAAGAGAGCACCATGGGAAGATAGGCCAATTAATAATTGTGATGTACAGGAGATCTCATATTTAAGTGAGAACTGTAATGCGATTGTAGGTAAGAACTCAGGGCCCTTCGTTTTCTGCGAAACTAAAAACAACTACATGAATCCGAATCAAAAGTTCTTATCGTTTAATACTAGTTGGGGCGAAGCATTCCATACAGGTCAGAAACGTCCAACAGAAACTATGTCACATGATTTGCAGTTTAACTGCGAATATAATATTGTTGCAGTTGAAGGCCCATATGGTGGCGATTTAAATAAACTAACTGATGATGATAGAATTAATATTGATATCGCATTGAAAGAATTAGCGGAAAGTCTATGAAAAAATTAAAACTTGGTTTTACTGATACCCATGAACATTTAAGTATGTTCTTTTCTTCTCTATTGGCAAATAGATTTGATGTAGAAATTGATAATGAAAATCCTGATTATTTAATATTTGGTGATGACAATTTTGGAACCAATAACACCAAGTTTAATAAAAAAGATGTAGTTAAGATTTTCTATACAGGTGAGAATAGAAGACCTGAAGATTATGATTGCCATTATGCTATAAGCTTCGATCACAACTATAGCAATTGGCATTACAGATTGCCATTGTTTGTTATCTATATGTGGGCACTAGATCAAATACATAATACAGGATATGACTATTATCACATTCTACAGGATAACGAGCCTGCACCGAAAACAGATTTTTGCTCGTTTGTTGTAGGTAATCCTAAATGTGAAATTAGAAATGATTTTTTTAATCGTTTAGGTAAGTATAAAAAGATAGATAGTGGCGGCTCATATCTGAATAATATTAATACTAAACTTGAAGGCGAAAAAGCAAAGATTGATTTCTTATCCTCAAGAAAGTTTAACATTTGCTTTGAATCAAGTTCATATCCTGGATATGTTACAGAAAAGATTCTTCATGCATTCTATGCAAAGACTGTTCCTATATACTGGGGTAGTCCTACTGTAACTGCAGATTTTAATCCGCATTCATTTATTAATGTTAATGATTTTAGGAATTTAGATGAAGTTGTAGAGTTTGTAAAAGTATTGGATAATGATGATATGCTTTATAACAATATTCTTTCAGCTAGTCCTTTTGCAGGGAATGTTCCTAGGGACTATATGTTATTAAATAATTTCTTAAATTGGTTTGAATCTACTGTATATAATAAAATTGATGCGAGAGAAGAATGAATATAAAGACCTATATCTTTAACTGGACGGGGCAATGGACTAACACCATAAACAAGGAAATTCATCTTGAAGAATTAGGAAGATCTCCAATCATAATCAATAGCGATGATACCAAGATTAAAGGTTCAACTAATAATTGGGTGCATATAGGTGAAGATGCATATTTTGGTAAACAGTTTGCTACTGCGGTTGATTTATTTTTAGAAACAGATGGGGATGTATTATTCCATATTCAAGGCGACGCATCATATGATTACTGGGGAAAGTTATATGGGGATGCCGAAAAATATTTTGAGCAAACCGATTGGGGTATCTATGCTCCGAATGTAGATTATACTTGGTATGATTCTTCAAGAACAGATATAGATACTTTAGATTTTCCTATTGATAAACTAAAAATTGTTGCTAATACAGATTGTACTTGTTGGTTTATCCATAGAGATATATTAGAAGCATATAAAGAAAGAAATTTAAAATTAGAACAATATAAAATGGGATGGTCTTGGGATATAGTATTACCTGCATTATCTTTTCTAATGAGACGTCCTGTCATACGAGATTATAATCATACTATTGAACATCCAAAAGGAACTAATTATGATGTTCAACGAGCAGAAAAAGAAATGCAAGATTTATATAATTCTTTACCGAATGATTTAAAACAAGCATTCTCTTATATTAAAGGTGATAGAAATAGATTGGCAGAGTACTATGCAGAAGATTATATCGTTTAGTATATGGGGAAATAATCCTAAATATTGTGCAGGGGCAATTATCAATGCACAGTTAGCACAAAAGTATTTTCCTGATTGGAAGTGCACATTTTTTTATGATAATACTGTACCTAAAATTTACATTAGGTCTCTTAATGAATTTTCAAATGTAGAAACAATTTGCGTAACGGATGGATCATTCGGAGCATTTTGGAGATTTTTCGCAATGCAAGAAAATACTATAGTTTTATCTAGAGATTGTGATTCGAGATTATCTTCTAGAGAAAAATTAATAGTTGATGATTGGTTAAATAGTAAAGAAAAATTATGCGTAATTCGAGATCATCTTAATCATTATGAATTCCCAATACTTGCAGGAATGTGGGGAATAAAAAATGGATTGTGTCCTAATCTACAAGAAAGAATGAAACTATATTCAGGGACACATCGTTACTTAGTTGATCAATATTATTTACGAGATGAAGTTTGGCCTCAACTAAAACTTAATACAAAAGAATATGGTATAAAAGAAACTGCATGGATGAGAGAATCCTATATAGATATAGGTAGAAATTTCATAGGACAAACTTATGATGAGAATGATATTCCAGTATATGAAGGAAAATTGAATGACTAAAACAGTTACTATAGTTACATCTACCACAGGGACTAAATACTTAGATCAATGTTTAAGCTCTGTATCTAAACAAACTTATCCGGTAAATCATTTTGTAGTAATAGATGGTCCTCAATTTAAGGAAAAAGCACAGAACGTTTTAAATTATTATAAAGATAAAACGGTGTTGTGCTTACCCGAAAATACAGGGGCAGGTGGATATAATGGGCATAGAGTTTACGGAGGCATTCCATATCTTCTTAATACTGACTATGTAATGTTTTTGGATGAGGACAATTGGCTTGCACCTAACCATGTTGAGAGTTTAGTTAAGACAATTGAAGAAGGTAATGATTGGGCATTTTCACTAAGGAAGATTTATGACGGCGATGGTAATTTTCTTTGTCTTGATGATTGCGAGAATCTCGGACTCTGGCCGACGTGCATTAGCGAGCAAGAACTCTTTGTAGACGTAGGAGCATACTTCTTACCTACAGCAATTGCGATTCAAATTTCCCCTTTGTGGTATAGACGTGCAAGACATCCCGACGAACAACCTGAAGTAGACCGCATTATCATGCAGGTGTTATTACAATATGGATTTAAATATGATACCAATGGTGCTTATTCATTGAATTACAGAGTAGGCAATAGAACAGATTCAGTACAGAAAGATTTCTTTTTATGGGGTAATAGTATGATGGAAAAGAAATACCCCAATGGATATCCTTGGAGGAAAGAGCAGAAATGAGCAAGGCATTTATTCATACACACTCAGGTTTAGGTGACCATATATGTTGCTATGGTTTTATTAAACACTTAGCAGATACTAAGTATGAAGAAGTATTTACAATATGTAAAGATATTAATGCGGAATCTTTAAACCATATGTATAAAGATACTGACAATATTACTATCTTTACTATGCCCGATCCCGGTAACAATATACCCGAAGAAATTACATACGTTAATAATTATGCCCAACACGAAAATATGGATTTAGTTCGTATTGGTTTTGACAATATAAAAAATCCATTTCATTATAGTCATTTTTATGAACAGGCGGGAGTGCCTTATTCCTATAGCTGGGATAAATTCCCAGACTTTGAATCTACAGAAGAATCTAAAGAATTATATAAGTCATATGAACTTGAAGGTAAAGATTATGTTTTAGTTATAAATCAAAATTCATATGGTACAAGTGATTTAAAAATTGAAACTGCACTGCCATTAATCTATATGGCTAAAACATCTTTAGGTACAGGGCTTTTTGATTGGTTGGATATTATTAAAAATGCTAATGTAATACATAGTGTAGGAACAGGCCCCTTTCATCTTGTAGATCGTATAAGAGATTTCAATAAACCTTGTGAATTTTATTTCCATGATGTTCGAGATGATTTTAAAACTATTGATACAAAATTAAATTGGAATTACGTAGAATATGAGCAAACACCATACGGTTATTGGAGATCTAATCCTTGATAGATTTGTCTATGGTTCAGCCAATAGAGTCTCTGCAGAAGCACCTACACTAGTTTTAGATGTTGAAGATGAAATAGATATGCTAGGTGGCGCATATAATGTTGCCGCACATATCTGCAATCTAGAACATACCTGCGATTTTATCTCAGTATCAGGAAACAATTTTGGATTAGTGATGAGTTCCTTTACTGATTCCTTTCATCCGAATTGCAAAGAAACTTTATATTTTGAAACTGCGAGAACAACCACAGTTAAAACTAGATTAATATCTAAGTATAAAGGTACGCATCTTCTTCGTGTTGATCGAGAAACAATTCAACCAATTAGAACTAAAAATGAGGACAATATTATAAGGTCATCATCAGATAGTTTAAAGAATAAGACAAACGATATAATTTTGGTAGATTATAAAAAGGGCGTAGTTACTGATAACTTAGCAGAAACAATAATAACCAATGCTAACCGAGAAAATATTCCAGTATATGTAGATACAAAAAGGGATAATTTAGATTGTTTTGAGGGAGCAACAATTGTTAAGCCTAATAAATATGAGTTTGAAAAGATAAAATTAAGATACGCACCTCATTCTGATATGGAAGACGCATGTTATACTATTTGTTCTTCCCTGTCTATTCAAAAATTAGTTATTACTGCCGGCAACGAAGGTATATATGCTTTCGATTTAGATGCCGGATTGGTCCATTGCACAGCAGAAAAAGTTGAAGTAAAAGAATTAAGTGGCGCAGGAGACTCAGTTCTTGCGGTATTGAGTTATTGTCTTTCTGAAGGATATGATTTTAAGCAAAGCGTAATATATGCAAATAAATTAGCAGGCAAATTTATATCGTCCGGAATACAATATAGGGCAAAAAAAGAAGATTTATTTTGTGAGGGAATATGAAAGAGCAATTTACCGCAGCAGTCTTACGAGAACATTATGCACCGTTATCTATTGAAACATTAAAATCTGAAGCACCAGGCAAAGGGCAGGTTTTAGTTAAGATGGTAACATCTGGTCTTTGTGGTGCACAAATTAATGAAATGGATGCTGTTAAAGGCGAGGACAAATACAGACCTCACCTAATGGGTCACGAAGGATACGGTCAGGTAATTAATATTGGCGAGGGTGTTACTAAAGTTAAAGTAGGTGACCATGTAGTTTTACATTGGCGCAAAGGCGAAGGGTGTGATTGCTTTGGCGGTAAGTATCATGGCGATCATGATGTTGTTGGCTCAGGCCCTGTAACCACATTTGCAGAACAAACAATTGTTGCTGAAAATAGAGTAACTCCTGTAGAACATCTGGAAGAAATTAAAGAACTTTATCCATTAATGGGTTGCGCTTTATCTACTGCGTATGGTATAGTTAATCATAATATAAAGAAAACTGGTACTGTATTAATAACAGGCGCAGGTGGATTAGGATTATCTATTGCATTCTGGCTAAGAGTATTATATAATATTACACCTACATTATTAGACAAGCATGAAAATAAACGAGAATATGTAGAAAATCTTGGCGGTGTTTTTGTGTCAACCTTTGAATCGGTAAAGGATAAACGGTTCAATTATGTTATAGATACTTCTGGTAATACTGATGTAATCGGCGAAGGTTTTACTAAAGTAGATAAACAAGGTTCATTAATATTAGTAGGTCAGCCCAGGATAGGGACAAGTTTAACTCTACCTAATGCATTATCCATATTTGATGGTATTAAAATTTATAGTTCAGATGGCGGAGATTTTGTACCTGAATTAGATTTAAAAAATATTGTTTTCCATGTACGGGCAAATATGCATTTGGCAAAAAAATTAGTTACACATATTATTAAACTAGAAGAAATTAACAATGGCTTCTCAATGATGAGAAATGGAGAGGCTGGTAGAATTATTATTAACTTTGAAGAAGGTGCATAATGAGAAAGACCTGGACCCCTGAAGAACTAGTTGCCTTTGAGGATAGAATCGGTGATTTATATATGGATAATAAATTGCCTTTCCTGTTTCATTTATCAGGCGGCAATGAAAAACAACTTATAGATATCTTCAAAGATATCAAAGAAGGCGACTATGTTATTTCAAATCATAGAAGTCACTACCATGCTTTATTACATGGTATTCCTCCGGAAGTAGTTGAGGATAGAATTCTAAATGGTCGTAGTATGTTTATCTATGATCGTGAAAGAAACTTTTTCTGTTCTGCAATTATCGGCGGTACACCTGCCATTGCTGCAGGTATAGCATGGGCATTAAAACGTAAAGGTTCAGACCAAAAAGTCTGGTGCTTTATTGGTGATGGCACAGAAGATAACGGTCATACGTACGAAGCAATCCGATATGTAGATGGTTGGGATTTGCCTTGCAAGTTTGTTATTGAGAACAATAATAGATCAGTTGAGGCAAGTAATGAAGAACGTTGGGGCAAGGCTGCAGATTACCAATGGGATTCTCCTTCAGTAATAAAGTATTATTATGATATCACATATCCTCATGCAAGAAAACCTGGCATGATTGATTTATCTAAAGCTGTTAAGAAAACAGATGATGATTATTTTCCTAAACTACCTGAAGTAACATATCCTAATTTTGAGTTATCTAATCTAAGTTATAAAGAAACAGCAACAAAGGTTATGACAGAATTAGGAGAAGAGGGAACAATCTTTGTTGGCTACAATGTCAACAAAGCGCCAGGTGGCAATGCAATGGGGACCTTAAAAAATGTCCCCGATGATCAAAAGCTAGAAACGCCTGTTGCTGAGAATCTTATGGCTGGTCTTTGTATTGGTATGAGCTTCGAAGGATTTAAACCTGTTCTATATATTGAACGACATGATTTCATTTTAGTTGCGATGGATGCGATTGTAAATCATATTGATAAGATTGAAAGAATTTCTCACGGTGAATATAAGGTTCCGGTAATTGTTCGAGCAGTTACTGCAGATGCAGGTCCTTTCTATTCAGGCATTACACATACACAAGACTTTACTAATATGTTTAGAGCTGCTGTTAGTATTCCAGTATATGATCCTGTAACAGGAAATGATTTTGAGGAAGCATATAAGAAGGCAAGATACAGCGGAAGACCTGCAATTATTGTTGAAAGAAAATCTAGATATTAATATGGAAAAATATTATTTAGAAGATAAAGAGTTTAACTACGTTAGGTATAATAGCCTTCCTGGGTTAGCTGATTATATTTTAGATCATCCAAAAGAATATTATGATGGATGGGGAGTCACTGTTACTCATAAAAAACCAACTGGTATAATTGTAAAAGATGTTAAACCTTATGAGAAAATTTTCTTAAATGCTGATCTTATAATTCAGTATTTGACGCCCCTAACTGATATTAAAGTACCATTTCATTTAATAACAGGTAATGCAGATGTACAGATACATCCCGATGTCATAGAGTTTATATTAACACAAACTAAAATGGCAACATGGACTGGGCATAATTTCCCAAAGGTTGATGATCGCTTTTTACAGTTACCTATGGGATTTACTGAACTAGGAAATCAAAGACCTAATTCATTTACTGAATATGTTGATTTACCTGAAGTAAAAATTATACCTTTGGTAGTAACTCCTTTTTCAGTTACACATGGAAGTAGAACTGATCTTTATGATTTATCAGGTAAAGGCATTTTAAATCTAGCTGATAAAATTTCATATCAAGACTTTTTAACTGTTTTAGCAGTATCAAAGTATTCAGCATGCCCAAGAGGTAATGCTTTAGATTCCCATAGATTTGTAGAATCAATTTTGATGGGTAGTGTGCCTATTGTTTTAACTTCGGATTTGGATCCATTGTATGAAGAAATGGGCGGCATTATAATTGAGGATTGGGAAGAATGTAAAGAAATAATTAAAGAAGTACCGAAACAATTGAATCGTGATGTAGTGACTTTAGAGTATTGGAATAATAGAATGATGGAGCATCATAAAAATTATGAAAAATGAAACAATTGAATACAAATATAATGAAGGAAAACTTTTAGAAGAGTTTAAAGAATACATTGATGCCACCTATGGTCAACACTATTCTATGAACAAATATCAAGCAACAGAGTTTATTGTTGATAATGGTCATGGGATAGGATTTACTGCAGGCAATGTAATGAAATATGTCCAAAGGTATGGAAAGAAAGCCGGAAGGAATAGACAAGACTTACTAAAGGTGTTACACTATGCATTAATGCTGTTGTATGTGCATGATATTGAAACCAAGGAGACTAAATAATGAAAATTAGTAATGAAACAATCCAAGTTCTAAAGAATTTTGCTTCAATCAATTCTAATCTTATGATTAGAAAAGGCAAAACATTATCCACAATTAGTACTGCTAAAAACATTTTTGCGAAAGCAGAGGTGAAAGAAGACTTTCCGCAAGAGGTTGCTATCTATGATTTGAACTCTTTGCTAGCATTGTTGACTATGATGGAAAATCAAGAAATTGAATTCGGTGAAAACAGTTTAACAATTTCTAAAGGTGCGGGTAAGTTTGAATACTTTTATGCCGCAGCAAACGTGATTGTAGCAGCGCCTGAAAAGAATATAGAACTTGACAATTATTATCAGTTTAAATTAACTACAGAAGACGTGAATACTTTTATGAAAGCTGCAGCAGTTACCGGTGCGCCTGCAATTTATTTGTCAGCTAAAAACGGCAAGGTTGTTCTTTCGGTTGGAGACATCAAGAATGATACTGCTAATAGCTATCGCAAAACTATTGGAGATTCAGATTTAGAATTCCAATGTGTTATGGCTGTAGAAAATTTTAAAGTTGTACCTGATGATTATACTGTCACAGTATCAAAGAAGAAAGCATTCCTCTTTAAAAATGATACTAAACCTATTGAGTATTTTATTGCCATGGAACCTGTTTCCACAATTTAATAAAATGGATATATTATGGATTATCGTGAAAATGAATTTCTTTGGGTTGAGAAGTATCGCCCAAGGAAATTAGAAGATTGTATTCTTCCTGCAAATCAGAAAAAGATTTTTCAGGAAATGCTCACCAAAGGTGAGATTCAAAATATGTTATTATGCGGTGGTGCAGGGATGGGCAAGACAACAGTTGCCCGTGCCTTGTGTGAAGAACTTGAAACTGATTACATTATAATTAATGGATCAGAAGAATCGGGCATTGATGTACTTCGTACAAAAATTAAACAATTTGCGTCATCCGTTTCCTTTACAGGAAAAGTCAAAGTAGTTATATTGGATGAGGCAGACTATCTAAATCCAAATTCTACACAACCGGCACTTAGAGCATTCATAGAAGAATTTTCATCTAATTGTAGGTTTATTCTTACTTGTAACTTTAAGAACAGAGTTATCCCGCCGCTTCATTCAAGAACTGCCGTGATTGAATTTAAATTACCTAAAGCAGATAAACCTAAAATTGCTGCAGCTTTCTTTAAGCGTGTTACTGAAATTTTAGCTATAGAGAAAATTGAAGCAGATAGCAAGGTTGTTGCTAAGGTAATTGAAAAGCATTTTCCCGATTATCGAAGAGTTTTAAATGAACTTCAAAGATATAGTTCTGCGGGAAAAATAGATGAAGGCATCTTTGTTAATTTAACTGAGATTAGTTTCAATGAACTCGTTTCATCTTTAAAAGATAAAGATTGGAAGAAGATGAGAACTTGGGTTGTCAATAATATTGATAATGATCCTCATACAATCTTTAGAAAATTATATGATAGTCTTTGTGATGATGTAGTACAAGTTCCTCAACTAGTTCTATTGCTTGCAGATTATCAATATAAGTCAGCATTTTGCGCAGATCAAGAAATTAATCTTGTAGCATGTCTAACTGAAATTATGGCTGCTGTTGAATTTAAGTGAGGTATTATGTCTATTTCTAAAATGGTTAGTGAATATAAATCTATAGATGGTCAAAAAACAGTAATGATTCTAGAAAGAGGAACAGGCTATCGCGTCACTATGTTTGATTCATATTTTGAAACATCTAAAGAAGTATTTGCAGATACTCTGTCCAATGCAGAATATATTGCTATGCAGTGGGTTGGGCAATGAGTTCTAATTTATTTGGTACTCCCGTTGAAAAGGTAATTGAGGAACCGTATAAGGCCCCCGCTATCTCGCCCTTCGATTTTATAAATGCTATACAATATACAAAAGACAAGCTTATTGTCGACGAATGGTCTGAAAAGCAGTATAATCCTTTTTTAATAAACAAGGGTCTTTCTTACGGGCATGATACAGTAATTCCTGCGAACGAAATGAATTCCCGTCCTCATTTGGACAAAATTCTTCAGTTTCACTTTCTCATAAATATTATTAGGCCTAGAAAAAGATTCAATAAATGGATTAAGGCTGAGAAGGTCGATGATTTGGAAGCAATAAAAGAATACTATGGCTATAGCACAGAGAAAGCCAAACAAATTCTGCCGCTTCTATCTGAGTCGAATATTGACGAAATAAGAAGAAGAATAAAAAAGGGCGGCAAGAATGAGTACTGATATTATTTCAATTGACTTCCCGGGATATAACCCACTGGAAGTAATCTTATCTGAACCCGATGATTTTTTAAAGGTTAGAGAAACTTTGACACGTATAGGTGTCGCTTCAAGAAAAGATAAAACACTATATCAGTCCTGCCATATTTTACATAAGCAGGGACGATATTTTATTGTTCATTTTAAAGAACTATTTGCATTAGATGGAAAAACTGCAGATCTTTCTGATAATGATTTACAAAGAAGAAATACGATTGCTAAATTACTAGTAGATTGGGGATTAGTTAAAATTAATGATCCTCATTTCTTTACTAATTATGCTCCTCTGTCTCAAATTAAAGTTATCTCTCATAAAGAGAAAGATGAATGGAAACTTGAAACAAAGTATAATATAGGCAAAAAGAAAATGGGCAATTCGTATAAATAAGTATATAGACCAGTAGTGATCTCAAGTTGAACCTGCAATTGCTCTTCAACGAACTGATCGTTTTTAGTAACCTCAAAGGAGACCATTATGTGGACAAAACCAGAAGCAACTGACATGCGTTTCGGATTCGAAATCACCATGTACGTAGCAAACCGCTAATCCCAATCGGGATGGGAACTGGTTGGTAGGCCCAGTTAAAACTACCACTTCATAAGAAAGGCTATGCCTTATGGATAGTTGTTTCTTAGACCTCGAGGGGTATTTCGAGGAACGTAATCGTAATTTTTTAAACTCGCTTAATCAAGGAGCATATATGTTAGCATACGCAAACATGGCTATAGATGCCATTCAAAATTCTAAAAAAGCTTTTCTCACTACCTTTGTTAAAGAAGATTCTGTAAGAAAACCACTCGAACAATTTGTAGAATCACAGGGTTCTTTTGCAAGACAAATCGCAAAAACAAACTGGGATTTTGCTGAGGCGGTTATCAATACTTCCCACAAAGCATTCCTTAGTTCTAAAACTGATACTAAATAAGGAGAGAGAAATGACTTTTGTACCTACTTTTTTCGGAAAAGATTTTGACAAATTTTTTGTAGGATTTGACGATCAATTTAATCGTCTATCCAAAATACATGATGACATCACAAAAAATATTCCAAATTATCCCCCATATAATATTAAGAAAACTGGCGACAATAACTATACAATTGAATTGGCAGTTGCAGGTTTTGCAAAACAGGATATTGAGATTGAATTTGCTGACGATAAGTTAATCGTTAAGGGCAGTACATCTGACGATGCAGATTCAGATTATTTGTTTAAAGGAATCGCTGGTCGTAACTTTACTCGTACCTTTGCATTGAACGATCAAATTGAAATTAAAGGTGCAGAACTATTTAATGGTATGCTTCAAATTGCTTTAGAAAGAATTATTCCTGAGCATAAGAAGCCGAAAAAAATTGAAGTAAAAGATACAAGTGAAGTAACTCCAAAGAATTCTAAGAAAGAACTTTTGTTGGAGGATGTAAATGATAAATGATCTCTTCGGCTGGGTTAAAGGGATCTTTGAACATAGTTATGCAACTGAATTAGAAAATTATATTATTCTGCATAATCCAAAAGACGGCGCAGATGTGGAAAGATTGACCGTGCAATATAATCAACGCATGGCAAGAGAAAACTTTAGCAATTAAAAAGAGTGGGCTTCGGCCCACTCAAATACTTGAGAGGAAATTATGGTTAAGATTTTAAAATTTATGTCGGGTGAAGAAGTTGTAGGTCAAATTACTAAGAGCCCAGAAGATTCTCTTATTACTATGAGAAAACCCTGCGCAATTATGTTGATAGGATCTAAGTCATCCCCGGATCAACATTCAATGGCATTAATCCCCTATGCAGCATATACTAAAGATCACGAAATTAAAATTGATGCGCGGCACGTAATGTGGGAGGCGGAACTAGCAGATGACGTTCTGAATCAATATAATGCGTTATTTGGTTCGGGTATTCAGATTGTAACTGGTCAGAATTCTTCCCAGTTTTAATTTCGCAATCAATCCATTTTAAATTGTTATACCAAACATACCCAGGGTAACCCTTGGGTATTAAGCATCGACCAAGTTCAGGTTTTGCATCAATGCGAATTTGTACTACAGCCCAAATTAACCAACAAATATAAAGTATAGCTACAAATGACATGCTCCAACAATATGCTTTGTATTTAAGTTTTTTTATTTGTTTTCTTTTTATAATTGCAAGTTGAGAATTTCTTCTCATCTCTGCTGAAATTGCAATTGCCTGTTCTTTACCTACTACTTCCATCATTGCTTGCACTTCTGTCCAAAGAGCACCTAACTCAGGCGGACTTTGATATACCATAATTTCACGCAACTCTGTACCCATTGCATCCAATTGCTTTTTAAGTAGAACGCGTTGCAATGCACGTTTGCCTATACTATCTTCACCGTGATAAACCTCAGTTTTACTACGACGTTCTTCTTCTTCAAATATTGCATAGCATTTATGTAGATTGTCAAAATATACACCCAACTGCTCACCAATCTGCGTGTAGATATTAGACGTCTCGCCATCTTGCTTGTTTAGACGTATGATGCGATTTTTTTCTTCTATAAGCTGATTTTGCTCAGCTACAGTCGGAGGACGATCTTTATGTGCAGTATGAAACTGATCATCAAGATCCTTCAGAACATCTTTAATGTCCCCCGCTGCGCCTTTTATATCCTTGTAAAGTTTACAACCTTCTTTAACAAGTTTTACTGCCCCATTCGCAAGAGCGAATAGTGTTAATGGATCCATCTTCCGTTAATTACTTCTTTTCAGGTAATTTGGTGCCTTCTAACTTCTTATGGACCTTAATAGTTTTACAGACTTCTTTTTCTTTTTTAGTCTTGTTATCAAATTCTTTGACACAAACTTTTTTTGTTTCTGCAGCAAAAACCGAAGTGGTTAATGCCAACAAAGTTAATACTAGTAATTTTTTCATTTCTTTTCCTTGGTAACAAATTTTTCGGATGCGGTGAATCCTAGTCCACCTATAACAATATACATCATTGTATCAAAAGTCTGGGGATTAACCTTCTTTTCAAAAAACATTTCTGCAATGAATCCTGTAGCAAGTAGAATGAATGCCAAAAAAGTAATCATTCTTTTGCTACTAGGATTATTCTCACCCTCTCCTGATAACATTTTCGAGAGGAAGTTCATTTAGACCTCAGGGTGGGGAGGTTGAGCTGGAGCAGGTTTACCACCGAACCCTTGAGATACTACACCGTTTTCCATATAAACCCATTCGCCAGATTTTGCTGAAGGTGCAGCTGATACTGTAGGGGTTACTTGCACAATAGGCTCTGCCTTTGCAACTGATGGTGGTTCTGGTGGCGGAGTGTAAGGTTTGTTCGCAGCATCAATCGCTTTACCACGCAAATCTTTGTCATCGCCTGCAAGCATAATGCCTGATAATGTACCAGTTAAGAATGTTGCTACAGGAATAATAAGTTCAAAAAACTTATTGTCCACGGGACTCATGCCATTCATTGGTTGTGTGACAAAGATTAAACTATATAGAACAACGAATACAATTCCAAAAAGCGTTAATCCTAGAATTATACCAATAAAAAATTTTAATCTTGCATTTAGTTCTTCGGTTGTATATTTTTCTTGTGCGAATATCATTTATTTCCTCCAGTTTTATCTTTTACATAGTGTTTTAAATCTTCAGGGCATGTACCATTTGCGGTGCAGTATGGTTTCTGACACATCTTTTCACCCCAATTTTCAGGGTCTTGGCAAGGATATCGATAACCTTCCTTACATGCAAAGAGAGTAAGTGGTAATAATAGAAGTAGTAAATATTTCATTAATGTACTCCCAACACGTGAAGTGCGTGAGCATAATGTTTCTTACGATCTTCAAGTCCTATGGTGCCACCGTTAATGATCTTAGTCATCTTTTCGATGTCGCCTTTATCCGCCCACTGATTAAGTTTATTGGTTTCCCAAAACCAGCAAGCGGATTGTGCGGCACCTTCGAACGTTGCCATATATTCTGCAGCTTCTTCTGGAGAAATTTCAAGTGATGCTGCAAACCAAGTGTAATTTGTTTTACCAGTCAATTGAATTAGTCCACGACCACGATATTTGAATCCATCGCCAGATGCTTCATTCCCATTACCCATGCGGTCGGCATAGATTTTGTTTGCAATCTTTTGAGGGTTCTTTTCGTATGCTTTAGCAGTTCCAATGTCTTTGAAGTATTTTCCAAATATCTTCATTAGACTTTCTGCTTTGTAGTTCAGATTCTCAGAGAGGAAGATAAACCCGCCGGATTCATGAGCACATTGTGCAATGAATGCTGCGATTCTCTGAGGGGTATTGATTTCATAATCCGGAAGCAATTGACTGAGTGCATGATGCCATTGGTCAATGTATGGATTTTTTGGAAGTAGTTGTTTTAGCTGTTCTTTTGTCAGTTCCATTTTAGAATCCTTAATGTTTACGAAGTGTGCCGGTCCCAGATATGGGGTCAACTCAGGAAAACGTAATAAAGAATTCTATAAAAAGCACTGATAAATGGATTACTTTAAGTAATCCCACAATATTTATATTGACAGGGTTATATAGATATATTATAATTAGCATAGAAATATAAAGTTAAGGAGTTCTATGAAGTTCTACACTAGTGTGAATCAGTATGGTAACAGTATCCTAGTTCGTGGGGTAAATAACGGGAAAAAGGTGCAAGACCGAGTACCCTTTAAACCAAGTATTTTTGTAAAATCTCAGAACCCAAGTAAATATAAATCTTTATATGGTCAGGACTTAGAATCTATTCGGTTCGAAAGTATTAATGAGGCCAAAGAATATGTTAATCGTTATAAGGATGTGGATAACTTTCCTATCTTTGGTAACACAAATTTTGCATATCAATATATTACAGAAACATTTCCAAATGATATTGAATTTGATATCTCTGAGATTAAAACTTGGTCTTTGGATATTGAGACTTCTGCAGACTTAGGATTCCCCGATGTTGCAACAGCACAGGAAAAAGTATTACTTATAACTATACAGGACTATGCCACAAAGGACTTAGTTACCTTTGGGCTTAATGAGTATGAACCTAAAAGCGAAAGACATAAGTATATCGCATGTAAAGACGAATTTACCCTACTTAAAAAATTTGTAGAATATATTTCCAATGATCATCCTCATATTATCACGGGTTGGAATGTAGAGTTTTTTGATATACCTTATCTTTGTAATCGTATTAATAGAATACTAGGAGAAGATTATCTTCTTCAACTTTCGCCGTGGAAAATAGTTAAAGAAAAGAATATCATCAAATTAAAGAAAGAAAATATTTCATTTGATCTTATTGGTATTGCTATTCTAGATTATCTTGATCTATATAAGAAGTTTACTTATACTAATCAGGAATCATATAAATTAGATCATATCGCAAAGGTAGAATTGGGAAAAGAAAAATTATCATATGAAGGAACCTTCACAGAGTTTTATCGAAATGATTGGAATAGATTTGTAGACTATAACGTTCGAGATGTAGAACTTGTAGATGAACTTGAAGAACGTATGAAGTTAATTGAACTTATTCTTACAATGGCGTATGACGCAAAGAGCAATTATATTGATATCTTCTCTGCAGTACGAACTTGGGATTGTATTCTTTATAATGAGCTATGGAAAAAGAATATCGTCGTACATCAACGAGAAGAGAAAATGGGCAGGGCGATCGCAGGGGCGTATGTTAAAGAACCTATCCCCGGTAAGTATAATTGGGTAGTATCTTTTGATGCAACAAGTCTGTATCCTAGTATCATTATGCAATATAATATGTCTCCCGAGACAATTATGAATCAGTATTTTGAATACTTCGATATTGAGATGAGGCATCTTTTAGACGGTAGTCAAAATCTTGAAGAATTAGATAAGCGCAATTTTTGTATGACATCTAATGGTAGATGTTTTAAACGAGATAAGCAGGGAGTATTTCCTGCCATTGTACAAAAACTATTTGATGATAGAACAAAATATAAGAAGTTAATGCTTGAAGCACAATCTCAGTATGAGGAAACAAAAAATAAGCATTGGCAAAAAGAAATATCCAAATATAATAATTTTCAGATGGCTCGAAAGATTCAGATGAATTCGTTATTTGGTGCAATGGCTAATGAATATTTTAGATTTTATGATGACCATATTGCAGAAGGTATCACACTTACAGGTCAGTATATAATCCAAAAGATAGGTAGAGCATTAGATGATTATCTAAATAAGATATGTGGAACTAAAGATCATAGTTATTCTTTTTATTCTGATACTGATTCTTGCTATGTCACACTTGATCCGTTGGTGAAGAAATTTTACAAAGATCAACCTCCAGAAAAAGTTGTAGAAATACTTGATAAAATCTGCGAGGATAAAATTCAGGAAATACTAAATAAAACTTGTGATCAGATTGCAGATTATACTAATGCGTTTGATAAAAAGATTACGTTTAAGAGAGAAGCAATTGCGGAAACAGGTGTTTGGGTAGCAAAGAAACGATATGCGTTGAATGTATATAACAATGAGGGTGTCCAATATAAGGAACCTAAGTTGAAGGTTATGGGACTTGAGATTGTTAGATCTTCTACACCCGAGCCTGTACGAGATGCTCTGAGAGAAGCGGTTAAATTGATCTTAACCAAAGATGAAGATACTCTGCAGCGATTTATTATGGACTTCGAAACAAAGTATAAAAAATTAGAACCAGAACTTATATCTTTTCCCAGAGGAGTTAACGGATTAGATAAATATACTGATAGAGCAAATATATATAAGCAAGCAACCCCGATGCATGTTAGGGGCGCGCTTCTTTATAATTTTTATTTGGATAAGTATGATCTAGGTAAAAAATATGAGAGAATTAAAGAGGGAGATAAAATTAAATTTATTTACCTCAAAGAACCCAATACTATTGGTGAAAATTGTATAGCTTTTAATTCTGTTATTCCTCCGGAAATGGATCTGAAGAAGTACTCAGATTATGATACGATGTTTTCTAAATCCTTTCTAGAACCATTGACTACAATATTAAATGGTATTGGTTGGTCGGCGAAGCCGCAAGCAACCCTAGAAGGATTATTTGGATGAAAAAACTATTAGCACTTTTATTACTACCCTTAACAGTATTAGCAAATCCTATTGATGATAAATGTCCCCAGTTTGTTTATAATGGAGCACCCGTCAGTAAATTAACAGAAACACAATACATATGTAAAAAGAATTATGCCATTAACTATCGGTATAATACTAAGACAGCAGAATATGTTGTTCAGCATATCACATTAGAATCAATTACTGGTCCTGCAAAACGCAAAGATGATTTTAGACCAGACCCAGCAATACCAGAACAACACAGAAGTTTATTATCCGATTACGCAGGCCAACCATATGACAGAGGTCATTTGGCACCCGGTGCAGATAATAATGCGAATGATGAAATCATGAGTGAAAGTTTCTTCTTAAGCAATATGGTTCCCCAAGTACCTAATCATAATAGAGGTATTTGGAAACAACTAGAAACCGCAGTGCGTGGTTGGGTTAAAGAAGGTAAAGACATATACGTAGTTAGTGGAACAGTATATGAAACTCAATATTCAAAGATTGGTAAAAGCGAAGTAGGTGTGCCAAATGGTATGTGGAAGGTTATTCTTGATGCCAAAACAAATAAAGCAATTGCTTTTATGTTTCCTAACGCTCCATTACCAGTAAAAGATTTACCTAAGTATGCAACAACCGTAAGAGAAGTTGAACAGAAAACGGGTTTGAATTTTCATCCAAAAATGAAAGATGACTCTACGGAAACAACCTTGCCAAATTTAAAAGAATGGTCAGGCTTGCAGTAGACAAAAACTATGTTTTATATTATAATTAGATTATTACTTAAGGAGATATAATGTCTTTACTTGAAAAATTGAAAAAGAATTCGACAATCAAAGAAACAGAGACTTTGAATAAATCCAAATTTTTTAATAAAAAGGATATGATTCAAACCTCTGTTCCTATGATGAATGTCGCATTATCAGGAAGCTTGGAAGGCGGGCTAACCCCGGGATTGACAGTATTTGCAGGACCTTCCAAGCATTTTAAAACTGCCTTTTCTTTATTATTGGCTAAGTCTTATTTGGATAAGTATGAAGATGCTATTGTATTATTTTATGACTCTGAGTTTGGTAGTCCTCAGTCTTATTTTGATTCTTTCGGAATTGACACGGGACGCGTATTACATACTCCGATAACTGACATTGAACAACTTAAGTTTGATGTAATGTCTCAGATCAATAATATTGAGCGAGGCGATCATGTTATCATCATTGTTGATTCAGTCGGCAATCTTGCATCAAAGAAAGAAGTGGATGATGCACTTGAAGGTAAATCTGTAGCGGATATGACCAGAGCTAAACAGATGAAATCTTTATTCCGAATGATTACACCTCATCTAACCATTAAAGATATTCCTATGGCGGTGGTTAATCATACCTATTCGGAAATTGGTTTGTATCCTAAACAGATTGTTTCTGGCGGTACAGGCATTTATTATTCTGCAGATAATATCTTCATTATTGGTCGCCAACAAGAAAAAGATGGCACTGATGTAGTAGGATATAATTTTATTATTAATGTTGAGAAATCAAGATTCGTAAAAGAAAAATCTAAGATTCCAATTGAAGTATCGTTTGATGGTGGTATTAGTAAATGGTCTGGTCTTTTAGACATAGCAATTGATGGGGGTTTCGTATTTAAACCATCTAATGGTTGGTACTCGCTTAAAGGCGAAGAGAAAAAATACAGACAAAAGGATACCTATACTAAAGAATTTTGGTTGCCGGTATTGACGAATAAAGACTTTAGAAGTTATATTGAGACTAGATATATGATGGCGTCAGGCGATCTTATGTCCGCAGCTTTTAATGATACTGACTTAGAAGAGGAGTTCGAAAATGCAAGTGAAGTATGAACCTTGGAGAGTAGAAAAAGAAGATAAAGAATATTGGGGAGTACGAATACTTGAAGGTAAGTTTGACCAACTTGCTCTTACAATCAATGATGTAAAAATGGAAGAAGATAGTACAGTATCTGTAGATTATGATATTATATATTCTCTTCTTCCCACAGAAGAAGTAACGGCAAGTGATGAATTCAATCAAGTTTTATCTTATGTTATCCAAGACATTCTAGTAAAGGCAATGAATGAGTACGAAAATAGAAACCGTAATTCTACAGAACCTGATAAATGATGATGAGTATATGAGAAAAGTAATCCCGTTCTTAAAGCGGGATTATTTTTTAGATACTAATGAAAGAATCATTTATGATAAAATAAATTCCTTCATAGGGGAATATAATTCTACTCCATCAAAAGATGCGTTAACTATCGCAATACAAAATGATAAAGGGTTGAATGAAGAACAGTACAAAGAAGTTTTTAGTATCATACAAGAATTAGATCCAACAGAACATAATAAAGATTGGTTGTATAAAGAGACCGAAAAGTTCTGCAAGGACAAAGCAGTTTATAATGCTATTTTATCTTCAGTTGCAATCATTGACGGTAGAGATAAAAGCAAATCCGAAGATGGTATTCCTTCATTACTGCAAGACGCACTAGGTATTTGCTTTGACAATAATGTAGGACATGATTATATTTTGAATGCAGATAAACGATATGAATTTTATCATCGTGTGGAATCTCGCATACCATTTGATCTTGAGTATTTTAATAAAATTACAAATGGTGGTATGCCAAATAAGACATTGAATGTTGTCTTGGCGGGCACAGGTGTAGGTAAATCGTTATTCATGTGCCATGTTGCAGCAGCAGCGTTAGCTCAAGGTAGAAACGTTCTATACATTACTCTTGAGATGGCGGAAGAGAGAATTGCAGAACGTATTGATGCAAATTTGATGAACATTACCATGGATCAGTTAAAAGATCTTCCTAAACAGTTATTTGATACCAGAATAGAAAAGATCAGAACTAAAACTGAAGGTGCCTTAATTATTAAAGAATATCCTACAACCGGAGCACACGTAGGGCATTTTAAATCTTTGTTAAACGAATTGCAATTGAAACGTCAATTTAAGCCTGATATTATTATAATTGACTATTTGAATATATGCGCAAGTTCAAGACTTAAAGCAAGTGCAGGAGTAAATTCATATACATTAGTTAAGTCTATTGCTGAAGAACTTAGAGGATTGGCAGTTGAAGAAAATGTTCCTATACTAAGTGCGACACAAACTACAAGGACTGGATATGGAAATACAGATGTTGAACTTACTGATACTTCTGAATCTTTTGGGTTGCCTGCCACTGTTGATTTTATGTTCGCTCTAATATCAACAGAAGATCTTGAGAAGATGAATCAGTTGATGGTTAAGCAACTAAAGAATAGATATAATGATCCTACAGTAAATAAAAGATTTGTTATTGGTGTTGATCGAGCAAAGATGAAGCTATATGATCTTGAAGAATCAGCACAAAAGAATATTGCAGATTCTGGAAATAGAGGAGCAATGGGTGGACCTGGGGGCGGACCTGGAAGTGCGCATGGCAGTAAAACTAGAACAGTAACAGCAGGAAAATATGGTGACGTAATGGCATGGGGTGGCGGCGGCACCGGTTCTTCGAAAGATTTTTCTAAGATTAAGATATGAGAAGCTTAGGCAAAACTAAGTTGTCTGATACTAGATTGCAGACTAGTGAGCAAGGTGAATTAATGAATATGGATTCTCACATACCATTAAGTATAGAAGATATTATTCCGCAAGGTAGTAAGACAACTAAAATAGAAACAAGCGAATTGAGGACCCCAGAAGAGATTAAAAATGATATATTTTGGAAAAAGATACTAGAATTTCAAAATAAATAATCCGAGAGGTGTAGTATGGATGTTACTATAAGTGGAGCTAAGGATAGAGAGTTAACCAAAATGCTAAGGTTAGCTACATATTCTTTTAGCAAAAATTTATTTTCACCTCGATTAGCCAGTAATCTTAAACTTAATATTAGAATAAAAGATAAGTTAGATGCTGGCGGATATTGTAATTATGTGGGTGACAGTAACCCTCCGAGAACTTTTATGATAGAAATCTTTAGAGCCAGAAAAAAGATACATATGTTTTCTGCACTTGCACATGAAATGGTTCATGTCAAACAAATGGCTAAAGGTGAGATTAAAGATAAGAAACTCAAATTTAAATCTGATACTTATAAGTATGTCACAGTTTGGAGAGGTAAAACGTACGCAAATGATTTATTGTATTGGGATCATCCATGGGAAATTGAAGCGTATGGTTTACAGGAAAGCTTAGTTGCTAAATTTTTAATAGAACATGATCAATTCAAAAATTTAAGACAGAAACGAGCAAACTGGTTCGTATATGATTAGTGGAGATAATAAATGTAGTTAACTAAAAAGGAGTAATCATGGGAGAAGCAATGTTTTCTGTATATGACCTAATACAATTAGGCCTAATGTTACTAGCGTGTTATTGTTGCAAAGCATATGGATATCAAAAGGGTATGGTAGAAACGCTAGAATTTTTTGAGGAACAAGGAGTTATCGAAATCCCAACCAAGCAACCAATGGAGAAAGAAGAAGAACATTAACATTCTGTTAATATTATAATTTTAATAATACCCTGGCCCTTTGCTGGGGTATTATTTTGGCTGGTTAAAAAGTGCTTGACAAGAACACCGAAATGTGCTATAATATGGTTATAGTGAAGGAGACGATATGATCGACGAAAATGAAAAAGTAGTATATTTAGGCGTAGAATATGACAGATCGCACGGAAGCCCCTTTGATCGTGGGTCTGCGGATAGTTGGTACGGTCGCCCCCGTGCTGCGCATTGGTGGCCAGACGGCACCTATAATGGAGAACAGATAACCGCAGAAAATATGACCGCTGAAGAACGGGAAGCATATTACGCAGGATATGATTATAATGAGGAATCGGGCGGTAAAAAAGAATGGTGAGAAAATGCTTGACAACTGAACCATTTTATTATATAATAATGATATGAACTTAGGAATCGGACAAAACGTAGAGATCCAAACCAAGATGCGGTCAATGTATTTGGGCGAGGATTTTAAATTTGTAACCTTTAAAGGTAAGGTAGTACCTAATCCAAAATGGTTAGATACCGATTATGTTTCAGTTCATACTGGAGAACCGAATTATCCGATATCATACATTCATAAGCGTTTGATTGTTGGTTATGAGTTTTCAAAAGAAAGAACGGATGAAAGAATCTTCGAAGTAAAATCGAAGTCGAAGGGTAAAGCCTACACGGTTGTGTCCTCGAAAGGAATTGTATCTTGTAATTGTACTGGTTATCAATTCCGTAGAAAATGTAGTCATTCTGATAAAGTTAAAGATATTATCCAAAAAGATGTATCAAATGCTTGACTTCTTGTCCGAAAGATTATATAATATGATTGTAGTATAATTTTGAGATGTTATTTAATTATTAATTGAAAGGTATTATATGTCTAAATTTACAGTTGCAGGTGTATCTACACAGAACGGTATCACTAAAGTTCGTTTTGCGAATGACATCGTTTCTCGTACTAAGCTTCTTGCTAAAGGTGGTCACTCTCCGTTGGAGTTAGTTGAGCTTCCTTCAGCAATGACTAAGGCTGAAGCTTGTCAGTATTTGCTAGAAGTAGGTGGAGTATTCTTAGCGTATTCTGATCTTATTACTGATACAATGAATAAGAAAGAAGGTATTGTATCCATCAAAGCTTCAAAAGCAAAACCGACTAAAGCAGTTCAAGCTAAGACTAAAGCAGCAAAAGTTATTAAGTCTAAGCCACAAGTTGAAGAAGATCTCGAAGTTAAAGAGATTCAAGCACTTGCGGCATAAAGACAAGAGTGCCCTTCGGGGCACTATATTAAAACACATTACGGTTGAGGTCTAGAGATAACTTCATACTAAGCCGTGATAGGATATAGAAGCAGACCTAAACCTATCGTATAGTGTGTTTTAATATGGTGCTTTAGTGAAGTACATTATGTGTCAGACAGCCATTGGCGACTTGATAAACATTAAGTTGAGATAGTGTACTTCACTATGGTACTTGAGTTGTGGCAAGTATAGTCCACAAACAGGAGTGTAACCTGATGGATATAGAACATAAATATCCAACGTGAATGAGCCATGGTTGACCGGGGCGTTTAGGCAGGAAACACATAACGAAACGGCAGGCGTAAAACGTAACTACAATCGCCTAGGTAGTTCTGATGCAACGGTGGCAGAGAGGCCCAATGCAAGGGACTGCAAATCCCTAAAACCGTCAGTTCGAATCTGACCCGTTGCTCCAAATATATAAGTGAGAATGTGTGGAATTATTACAAGTACCTTTGCCCATAGTATGGATGAAATTAGAAGCGCATGCTGCGATAAAAGATAAATTATTAGATGCGATTGCAAAAGAAGACGCAACACGAGGTGAAGGTAATATTTCTAGAACAGATTGGTTTTTAAATGGCGATAAAAGTTATTATTCTATATTGGAACCGCATCTACTTCCTATATTAGATAATCTTTTGTTTAAAGATTTTTATTACAATAAGTTTCAAGTTATTGCTTGTTGGTTTCAGCAATATGACACAAATGATGAACATGCTTGGCATACACATATTCCAAGCACATGGTCAGGAGTGTACTATGTCGAGCTTCCCGAGGATGCTCCTAGGACAACATTCATCGGCCCGTTGGAAAAGGATAAATTAATCACACCCGATGTTAGTGAAGGTGATATAATAATATTCCCTTCAATGCTAAGACATTGTTCTTTGCCGAATAAAAGTAAAAGTAGAAAAACAGTAATATCGTTTAATATAGAATAATCCGATGTAGCTCAGCGGTAGAGCAGAAGACTGTTAATCTTTTGGTCGGTGGTTCGATCCCACCCGTCGGAGCCAAATAAACTGCCCGTAGCTCAGTCGGATAGAGCAACAGCCTTCTAAGCTGTGGGTCGGACGTTCGAATCGTCTCGGGCAGGCCATATTATTAAAGTGTTAATAAAATAATGCTTGACAAGAACACCAAAATGTGCTATAATAATGATATAGTAAATAAGGAAAGCACATGAAAATCAAACGAAAGGTAAATGTTAAGCAAAGAAATCCACTGGTAGCTTTAGCATTATTTAGAAAAGCAGGTAAGCACCAGAAAACAAATAAAGCATTACGTAGAGAATTTAATGTAGGTTTATCTCAATGCAAGACATTTTAAACACTGTAGTAATAGATAATGTTCTGCCACAAGAGCTGGCTGACAAAATAGAATCTATTTTTCGCGGTAATGAATTTCCATGGTATTATATTCCTGATGTTACGTTCCACGCAACAGAATATAAGGGAAATGATCGTGCAGGAGAAACGTTTGGATTCTCGCATGAACTGTACCATTATAAAAAAGGCATCGTTACGAGCGATATAGTATTTGATATAATTAGAGATATCCCAGGACATGCTTTAGTAAAAAATAATCTTATAGAAGATCAAACAAAAGTAAATATAGACAATTATACTATAGCTACAATAAAATCTTTTTTTCAGCCACCCAACGGTAATACGAGAAGAGAGTATGACAATAAACACAATGATACAGATGTACCGCACTTAGTTTGTTTATACTATGTATTAGATGCGTCAGGTGATACTTTCTTTTTTGGCAAAGAAAAAGAAAGTGAGTTAGCATTTACAGTAACGCCAAAAAAGAACAGAGTGCTATTATTTGATGGTAGATATTATCATGCTAGCAGTTCTCCTTATAATGGACCTAGAATAGTTATAAATTTTAATTTGTTTCATCACGATATTATGACAGCATTAGAGGAAGGAAGGCTATGAATACTAAAATATGGGTTGACCCTCCGGCGGGTTGGAAATATGGTTTCCCTAAAGTCTGGGATAAAGAAGTCGACGGTGATTGCACAGAATGGATGTTAAAAAACGGGTATCCGCAAAAAGAGATTGATGCTTGCGGAAATCATTTTCATGTACGTATGTGGAGTTATACAGATGAAGAATCTAAAGCGTAAAGCTGCAGCACGCACTGCAATACAATTGGTATCTATTACAGCCATTGCCTTAGCATTAGTTTGGTTTGAAACACTTATAACTGCGGAAATGGCAGGATGGATATTGATGTTTGGATTTCTAGGTTTTGCGATCTGGATGGTGTATATGATTAATCTATCTCATTTTGAACATCTGCATCATAAAACAAAAGAACTTGAAGAAACGCAATCTAAGGGCGATTTAAAATAATAGGCAAAATAATTGCCATATATAATTTTAAAATGCTCTTAAAGGATATGCATGGACGCAAGAAAAATTTTAATAGAAGATAATACAGGTACAGATAAAAACGAATATTGGGATATATTAGAAACTGAAGATGCCTTATTAGAAGCTCTTGAAAAGTTTACCCTTGAAATGCTTCAAAAAATTGAGGGTGAAGAAAATGAATCCCGCTAGTGTTAACGGCAGCACGATGGTCTCCAAAACCACAAGACGCGGTTCGAATCCGTGGCGGGGTGCCAAGATTATTCTTGGACTTTTAATGTTTGTATCTACCGGTGCATACCCACATAGTGTGCATCATAAACATAAGCATGCGCAGGTAAAAAAAGAAAAAAGAATTAAGGTTGCTAAAGCTGAAAAGACAAGTGTACTAGTTTTTAACAATACTAAAAGTACACATGAATATTCTAAGATGACTAATGTGGTTCGACCAATTGCAAGTGTTACTAAACTAATGACTGCAATGGTAGCATTAAATTATGATAAGAATATGGAAAGGCATTTGAATATTAATTCTCCGGTAGGCGGAAGTTTACCTAAAAATAGATCTTATTCAAGATATGATTTACTAAATGCTATGCTGGTTAAAAGTGATAATTCTGCAGCAGAAACTTTCTCTACAGATTATCCCGGAGGTCGAAAAGCTTTTTTAGATGAAATGAACCGACTTGCGTTTGAATATGGTATGATTAGTACTAACTTTGATGATCCAACTGGACTAAGTATTCAGAATACCTCTAGTGCGATAGATGTAGCGACAATGGTAGGAAAAGCGTCCGAATATGATTTAATACGAGAAATTAGTACAAAGAAACAAGTAGAAATAGATACAACGCATAAAAAGAAAACTAGAACAATAGTTTTGAATAATACTAATAGGCCAGTTCTTTTTGAATTTGATAGTATTATAGTTAGCAAAACTGGATTTACAAATCCTGCAGGATATTGTTTGGCATTAGCAGTAGATAAAAATAATCAAAAATATTCTGTAGTAATTTTAGGAGCAAGGAATAAATATGATAGAATACGTAAAGTAGAAGATGTTATGTATAATCATATTAATGCCAATTAGGATCTATAATGAAAAAATTGAATGTTCAGGAAGTAAAAAGTTTTATCGAAGCACAGACTCCTGAAACTAAAATTTATTTAGGGGCAGATTCTGCTCGCTACAAATATAAAGATAAATGGTATGCGGATTATACAATCGCAGTAGTTATACATATAGATGGATGTCATGGTTGTAAAATATTCGGCGAAGTGCAAACAGAATTAGATTACGACGCCAAGAGTAGTAAACCATCTATGAGATTAATGAATGAAGTCTACAAGGTCGCAGAAGTATATCAGAAGCTTATAGATGTAATAGGTGATAGACAAGTTGAAATTCATTTGGATATTAATCCAGATGAAAAACATAATAGTAGTATAGTGATTCAACAGGCAGTTGGGTATATCAAAGGTATGTGTAATGTTGTACCTATGGTTAAACCAAGGGCATTTGCTGCAAGTTATGCAGCAGATAGATTCAAAGGACTGCTTGCAGCGTAATTTATAGAAAGGTAAATATGGATATTCAAACGGCAGGTAATTTTTTAGGTGCATCCCTTCTATTTGGGGTAGGGATAGCCTTTATTGGAGTAGTTATTGTTTTCCTAAATAACATAATTTCTAAATATTGGAAACCGCTAAACTGGTTTAAGTTTATGAATTTTGTAGATGAAAAACAATATCCTAGAATGGAAGTAAAAGAGCCAACGTTAGGCGATCCTCCCGTGGATAAAAAATTAAAGAACTAAATGGGTTGATCGTTTCAATCTGATAGTCGGTTAGTCAGGTGTCCGATAACATCTGACACCATTTTTAAAGGAAAAGATATGGCAGAAGTACTAACAAATGATGCTAAAAGATGCAGTTGTGGTCGTAGCCCAACTGGATATTGTCTTGGTTGGCATGGTCTATCTGAAGAAGAACTAAGAAAGAAACTTGAAGAAAACGCCAAGCAATTATTGCAAGAGGGCGATTAATAGTATTAACGCGGGATTAGTTTAATGGTAAAACGAAAGCCTTCCAAGCTCTAGTTATCAGTTCGATTCTGATATTCCGCTCCAAGGTTATGAAAAAAATGGATGATGAGCCATATGAGAAATGGGTTGATAAAGTTCGTCTTTATGAATATGGAATAGCATTACAGCAAATCGCAAAAGGTGACAATCCTGAAGTTGTTTTAGATTCAATGTCTAAGCGAATTCAAAATAAACTTTTGCATCCTATTATTGACGAAATACGAAAAGCAAATATATCAACGTATGATTCAGTAATCTCAAAGAAACATTACGAAGAAAATTATTTGAATAAAACCAACCGTGCGGCTGATCATGTTTTGGATGACTAATTGTTGACAGTAATACTTTATTATTATATAATAGTGTTAATGCCCGGATGGTGGAATAGGTAGACACAACAGACTTAAAATCTGTCGCTCGCAAGAGCGTGCCGGTTCGATTCCGGCTTCGGGTACCATTTTATTAAGGAGATGTTATGAGTTTAAAAGGTACTAAAACTGCAGAATGTTTAAAAGAAGCCTTTGCGGGTGAATCAATGGCAAATCGCCGTTATCTTTATTTCGCAAACGGTTGTGACATTGCAGGTGAAAATGATTTAGCAGCATTGTTTCGTTCTACAGCAGAAGGCGAAACAGGTCATGCACATGGTCATATGGAATATTTAATTGAAGGTGGTGCAGGCGAACCCGGTACAGGTCTCCCAGGCAAAACACCTCGCGAAATGTTGGAAGCAGCTATTCACGGTGAGACACATGAGTACACAGATATGTATCCCGGCATGGCAAAGACAGCACGTGACGAAGGCTTTGATGAAGTAGCAGATTGGTTTGAAACTTTAGCTAAGGCAGAACGATCACACGCTAATCGTTATCAGAAAGCTTTGGAAAAATACAACGCTGATAATAGTTAAGTATGTGGGCCGGAAGCTTAAGTGGTATAAGCGTCCGACTCATAATCGGGTGATAGTGAGTTCGAGTCTCACCCGGCCCACCATTTAAAGATAAGTATGCAAAAACATTTTTTCGATATCGGTGGTAACACTGGTCAAACATTTGATTATTTAGATACATTAGATCGTAGTTATAAAGATCATAAATTCTGGATATTTGAACCTTCGCCAAGACATTATTCTAAGCTCTTAGAGAAATGTAATAGTAAAGCGAATGAATATGATATTCATATCTGTCCTTTTGGTATAGGTGGAAAAACAGGTATTCGTCACTTCAGAGAAAAAGATGATCCAATGGGAGATTCATTTCAACCTTGGTTAGCATCAGACCATGAAGTCTTTGATGTGAATAATGGTTATATGGTACATGCATCAGTAGTCAGTTTACCTGAGTTTATTATTAACAATACTAATCCAGAAGATAAAATTGTTTTAGATATAGATACTGAAGGTAGCGAATATGAGATGCTTAGTGCATTGGTTCAAACGCCTGCAGCATATAATCGTATTACAGAAATTATGGTAGAATGGCACCATATCAAACCAGAGAATAAAACAATATTGCCTGAAGAATTTGATGCTTTCTGTAAAGAAAATAATATTTATGTGGTGCATCGCGGTGATAGTAAACTGTTAGTTAACCTATAAGGAGTTAGTATGTTTACATTTGATAGTGCACCTAGAGTAGATAAGGGCAGATATACATCTGAAGCAGCAGCTAAAAAAGTAGGTGGTATCTATGATTTGGTTTTGATTGCTAGTGCCAGAGCACGTGAATTGAAAAAACACCATTCCAAAGATACTGCAAGAACTTGTATTGTTGCAGCAATTGGAGACGTAGAAGAAGGTAAAGCTGGGCGCGAATATTTGATACAGCACCAAAAGGATATTGCTAATCAGTATCGCAAACACAAATGAACAACTTATAATAGACTTAATTACTTAATTCTGTTATAATTGTATTGTAGTGAAAAAGTACTACATTTTTATTTTTTATTTTAATGGAGATCATATGTTAAAAGATCGTATTTTGAGTATGTTAAAATCAGGTCGTCAGTTGACACCTTCACAACTTGCAACTTCGTTGGCTACTTCCGAAGACAGTATTCGTCCTCGTATTAGCGAATTGCGTGCAGAAGGTTTCGCAATTTACACAAACCAAACTAAGACAGGCAAGACTGCTTATCGCTTAGGCACACCAAGCCGCAAAATGGTTGCAGCAGCCTATGCAATGTATGGTAGCGAAGCATTTAGTCGCGTATAATCAACTAACCTAATATTATATCATGGAACTTGACTTTAATAATGCTGAAGTTAGGAAACAAATGAATAAGCTGGTCGCAGCTAAGAATAGCGGACTAGTCAAGTTGACGCAAGAACAACTTGAGAGTATTACCCAATACTCTAAATGGAAATACGAGGATAGAAAAGCTAACCTATCTCCTCAGAAGAAGGCAGCAATTCGCAAGAAAACTCGTATTGAACGCCGAACGAAAAAGGCTGACCCTTCTCAGTTCGGCAAGTTGGAATACGCAGCACTTAAAGTGAGAGCTAAAGATAAAGGATACGAATTTGATTTGAGTCCTGAATTTTTACAAGAACTATTTGATAAGACAGGTGGCGTATGCCAACAAACAGGGATTCCATTCGATATGGCATTAGGTACGAAAAAGAATCGTAACCCGTTACGTCCAAGCGTAGATCGTATAGACTCATCTAAAGGTTATACGCAGGACAATGTTCGCTTAGTATTAACCATAGTAAACATAGCAAAATCAGATTTTCCTGACGATGTTGTAAATACAGTGGTTGAAGCATGGGCAAACAATTTAAAGTAAACGGATTAAAATTCCCCTTCAGGGCGGCTTCGGTCGCCCTTTTTTTATCTAAATTTTACTGGGTATAAATATATGAAAGGGGGATTTATGCAATTTAAACATTTACGTTCAAAATTAATAGAAGCCAAAAAGGATGTTGCGGGAAGAATGTCCTTGACGTATGGGTCTCAACGACAGGATAAATTAGCATTAGATCCTGGTGAAAAAGAAATGTCAAGACTTAATCCTTTACGAAAAGATTTAAATCCTGCTCCAAAAGATACTTCTAAAGTGCCAGATAATATTAAAACAGATGTGCCGGATTTTATTCAGCAAGATAGAGACGCTGCAGAAAAATTAAAAATAGATAATGAACGGGCACGTCAAAACTATTCCGCAGGTGTATCTGCCACAGATGCTGCATTTAAAGAAATAGATAGACAAGAAAAACAAAAATATAAGCAAGATATTCAAGGACACTCTACTAATAAAGGTAGAGGATGGGAAGGTAAGGTAGGTAAATGAAATACGACGGATTACAAAAGGACATTATAAAAGTCCTAATCGGAGAACAAGGCCTCCCTAATATGCCTAAGGGTATGCGGGAACCCGGTGAAGATGATGCTCCTAAAAAGCCTAAAGCTTTAGAGCCAGGTTCAGAACCAAAAGCGGAAAAACCTGTTCCTAAAGCAGAACCCGCAAAAGGAGTGCCTGATCCTAAAGCAGAACCTGCAAAAGATGAGAAACCTAAGGTAGATATGTCTAAACCTAAGGTGGATAAACCTAGTACACCAAACGATACAACCTATTCAGATAATATTGATACTAAAGTTGATGTTCCCAAAGAAAGAGGACTTCTTTCTAAGGATGCTCTCCCGAGAGAACCTGGAGAAGTTAGATTTAAAGCTCCAGAAAATATGAAACCGTCACCGAAAGTAATAGATATACCGAGTGGCAGTGGTAGTAGAGATGGTACTTTTTACAATAAAAACTTTAATCCGAATAAGTTTAAACGATATATTTAAAGAAGTATTTTTGTTCAAATGGAAAAAATGATATTACAGTTTAGCAACTTCTTATTAGAAGAATATTTAGCAGAAGCTGCATCTAGTTCTGTTTCAAATGACGATAAAGGTAAGTTACACGAACTACTTTTAGCCAAGCATCTTCATCCTTCCGGTAATCTCCCTGAGCATTTTAGAGCGTCTTCTGAAGAGTCAAAATCTAAAGGACATGCTGGGTCTCCATCGGAAGTACATGATAGAATTGCGGAAAGAATAGGCGAAGAAGCATATAATGAAATAGATCAGCATGCAAAAACTACAGCAACTGCCGTTAAAAAGAATCTTAAAGACCGAGGTGTATTAGATAAAGATACGACCATCGGCAATGTTCATTGGACATCTAATCGTGATACTGCAAAAAAGCCAGGTGATCACGAAACATTGACTGGTGTTAAAGATACAAATTCAAATGCAGACATGATGCTAACATTACATAGACATGGCAAAATTATAGATTATCATGGTGTATCTGCAAAGTATGGTACTTTAAAGAAACCCAATTATAAAAATCCTGGCGCTGCCACATTAGAAGAAATGGCTGGTCTCCGCAAAGGTCGTATTGAAGAAATAATGCAACCACATCATAACCTTATGGAAAAGATTGGGTATTATGGAAGCGCCGAACAAAGAAAACGACAATATAAAGCCGATGCGTTAGTAGCAAAAGAAGGCATAGACAAAGTAAAAGAAATTGCAGCAAAGGTTACTAAAATTAAGGCTAAGGTAGATAGTAAAAAGCCTTTGTCTAAAGAAGAAGTAGAATTACATAAAAATCATAAAGACGAATTGCCATATATAAAACAATTTATTGATGCACATGAGTCGCATTCGGATAAAGAAAATTTTGTGCAGAGTGCGGTAGACAGAGTTAAAATGGCGGAAACTTCTAAAAAGCAACATTTAAATATGGTTGCTAAAGAATTACAACATGGTCTAATGGCTAAGGTAGGACAAGAAGGCGATTATGATCCTAAGAAAGTAGGTAAACAACTGTGGGAAATGATTCGAAATCACGTATCACCTAATACAGTTGTACCGCATACCGTTGCTCATAGTTGGGTTCAAGAAGATGGTAAATCTGAACCGATTGTAAAGAATATGAAAAATATTGCTGACGATCATTTATATCATTATCACAGTCTACATGTTGCTAACGATGTTAAATCAGGTATAGTAATTCGAGGAACACACAAAGCAACAGGCGAAATTCGGAATGTTGCTCAATATGGATTGAAGACACAATCCGGCCCACATTCCTCAGTTGTTTCTACACTAACACTATAATGAAAAATTTTACTCAATTTTTAACAGAAGCAGAACAAGAAAAAAGTAAAGCTGTTAAGCATTTAGCGCACCTTGGCGGCGAAGCTCATTTTTTTGGTAAGAACGAATCGGATGCAGATTTAACTAGGTTAGGGGATCTGCACAAATACCTTTCAGGTGAAAAATCATCTACAAAAAGTGTAGTTATTAAAGCAGACGGTTCCCCATCTTTTGAAATGGGTCACGTCATGAATCCTGCTACCGGACAAAAAGAATTTGGTGTAGCATACAAAGGTGCTTCTAAAGGATATGCCTTTAATCAACAAGACATTGAAGACAAATTTGGACACTCTGAAGGGTTGAAGTCCAAAATGGGTCAGCTATTAGAACATGGCAGGAAGGTAGTTTCTAAGTTACATGGAGTGTATCAAGGTGACTTCATGGGTAGTGGAAAAGATAAAACAATTAAACAGGAAGGCGATGAGATAACTCATCAAGAAAATTTAATTAAGTATCACTATCCTGCAGATTCAGAAGAAGGTAAAAAGCTAAAGAAAGCTAAGATAAGTATGTCTTTACATACTAGAATAGATACTCCGCAACCTGAATATGA